TCCTGAATCGTTTATTTATAATGGATTGGACACTTCTGACCTTACACCTCTTGATAACTTCAAAAAACGTCAAAAAATAGCAAGACAATATATTGAACCTACTGGAGGGTATCCTTGGGCATTAAATGTAATTGACGATTGCACCTATGATACAGCCTTCTTAAAGAAGCCAATAATAAAGGAATTGTGTAAAAATGGGCGCCATTGGGCAATGCTTCATATCCTTTCACTCCAGTATTGTTTGGACATAAAACCAGATATTCGTGTTAATATCAATGGTGTGTTTATTTTAAGAGAATCTCGTCTTGATATTCGCAAGAAATTATATGAGAACTATGGAGGTTGTATTCCTTCATTTGATATGTTTTGCCAGATTATGGATGCTTTAACTACTGATTATACTGCGTTATATATAAATAATATGTCAACTTCAAATAAAATTGAAGATAATGTATTTTATTATAAAGCAGATCCAAGTAAAATACCAAAAGATTGGAAATTTGGTTGTAAAGAATTTTGGCAATTTCACAATGAACGATATATGGGACAAGAAACATTTTAAAAAAGATGTTATATAAATCAAAACTAGTTATCATTTGAATAATATATAATTCATATATGGTAACATTATGATATAAAATTAATTATAAAGCATAGATTAATTATAAATTAATTATAAAATATTTTTTATTATAATATAATAATAAAAAATGTCAAGTATTTCTAATATAGAGGGTAAATATCAAACTACAGTAGTAAATGGTGGACAAATATATATAAGTTCTAATTATGGACAAACATGGACCGCTACTGAAAGTAATAGAGCATGGTATGGTATATCTATGTCAACAAATGGTCAATATCAAACTGCATTAGTAAATGGTGGACAAATATATATAAGTTCTAATTATGGACAAACATGGACCACTACTGAAGATAATAGAGGATGGTATAGTATATCTATGTCAGCAAATGGTCAATATCAAACTGCTATAGTAACTGGTGGACAAATATATATAAGTTCTAATTATGGACAAACATGGACCGCTACTGAAGGTAATAGAGGATGGTATGGTATATCTATGTCAGCAAATGGTCAATATCAAAGTGCAGTTTCATATAATTCTAATATATATATAAGTTCTAATTATGGACAAACATGGACTGCTACAGAAAGTAAAAGAGGATGGTATGGTATATCTATATCAGCAAATGGTCAATATCAAACTGCATTTACACACCCTGGAAACATATATACAAGTTCAGATTATGGAAAAACATGGAAAGAAATATCTATTGATAGATATTGGTATAGAATTTCTATATCAGAAAATGGTCAATATCAAACTGCAGTTTCATATATGGGAAAAATATGTACTAGTAAAGATTATGGAATCACATGGAAAGAAATAGGTAGTGTTAATAGAGCATGGAGAAATGTTTGTGTTTCATATAGTGGTAAGTATCAAACAGCACTTGAGTACAGAGGTAATATATACATAAGTTCAGATTATGGGATAACATGGAATAAAGTAGAAAGTCCCAGAATGTGGAGTGATATAGCTATATCATCTTATTATGAACTTATTCCTAATAAAGTAGTAATTTCTAATTTAACACCAAGTAATAATAGTATAAATTTAAGTTATAAAATACCTGACAATTCAATAACAAAATATAAAATTAAATCATATTACACTGATAATGATATTACTAAATGTGGACCTTCTCTAAATGTTGACATGACTAATATTAATGACCCTTATTATAATATTTTAAATAAAGCTACTGGAACAGATGTAACTATAAATGTACCGAATTTAATAAATAGATATTCATTTACATCTTCTTCCTCCACTTTACCATCATGTGAGCCATATGATAATAATTATAGTATTATTTCATACAAACCAATGAGAAAAGAATCATATGTTTTTACTATTAAATCAACAAATAGTGTTGGAGAAAGTGAATATTCAGACCAAACACAAGATATTGTACCAATTGTCAATATTCCAACAAATATAAATATGTATATAATTATTGGTGTTATACTTACTATATTAATATTTGGAATAGGTATATGGTATTATTTAAAAAATAAAGTTACTTAAAATAAAAAGATAAAATTAATTTTTATATTTAATGATTATAAAATATAAAAATAATGTATAATATAAAATCATCACTTGAATCTAATACATCGATAAATGATGATTATTATGGTTTGAATGAATTAAAAAGAAGTATTATTAAAAAGAAAGAACCATATGTTTTTACTATTACAGCTACAAATTCAAGTGGAAATAGTTCTGTTTCAGATTCTACTACAGATGTTCTCCCTTTAGTTGTTCCAATATTATCTAATTTCAATGCAACTCCAAATGTGCAAGGTAGTAGTCCTATAGCTAATTGTTCAATAAATGTTGATAATGGAGGAACTTCAATTACACAAATTACTATTACAAGTGGAACTAATACTATTGTAATTACACCAACTTTAACATCATCCAGCACACAAACAGGTATTTATTATACTAATTTACAAGTACCTTCTACAGGAGTTGGTACATCTGGTATATATACATTTACATTAAATGGCTTAACTCAAAATACTAGTTATACTTTTAGTGCTACTGCTACCAATATAGTAGGTATAAGCACATCGGTTAGTGCTTCTTCTATTACTTCTTTATCTGTTCCAAGTGCACCAACAAATGTTGTTGCAACTGCCGGTGACAGTTCCTGTACTCTTTCATTTACTGCTCCAAGTAGTAATGGAGGAACACCTATAACTGAATACACAGCAATATCATCGCCTGGAGGAATTGTAACAAATTTTATGACAGCAATAACATCAACTGGAATAGGTAGAGCTTATATACGAGGATTAACAAATGGTACATCATATACTTTTACAATTACTGCTAAAAATGCAATTGGTACTGGTCCGTCATCTTCTCCAAGTAATCCTGTAACACCAGCAGGTAAACCAGTTGCACCAACAACTATTACAGCTACATCAAATGAAAATGGACAATCTACTGTAACATTTTCTGGTCAAAACCTCAATGGTTCAACATTGACTAATTATACAGTAACAGCAACACCTTCAAGTGGCACGGCAATTACTGCAACAGGTAATGCAACACCTATTATTGTTACTGGTTTAACTAATGGAACTCAATATACATTTAATGTAACTATAACAACTGCAAATGGATCTGCAACATCTACTGCTACTACAACAGCAACGCCAGGTGGTAAACCAGATAAAATTACAAGTGTAACAGCATCACCTGGGTCAAAATTAGTAACATTGACATTTCCGCAACCAAATACAAATGGAACACCAATAACATCATATACTATAAATGCATATTATACAGATAGTACAAATGCGGTAAAAATGGAAACATTAACTATACCAGTTACTTCATCAAATTATTCAATATCTGGTAATAATGTAACTATTACGTTATATACAAAATCTAATGATGCTAAATTTGCTACAGGTTCAGTTATTACAAATGCAACACCAGCAACAACTAAAACAATATTTACATCTGTTCAGCCTTATGCGCATGTACCATTGGTAACATATCCAGTAGGATATGAAAGAATGAATAAAAATAAAAAAGATAAAAGTAAATATTGTTTGATTTTATGTATAATTCTCATTTCTATATTTATATTATATTTATTGAATTCAAAAAGAAGATAAATGAATTAAAATTAAAAAATATTAGATGCTAATATTAATTTTTTTATACTATTATGATCTATATATTTATAATTAAGATCCATTAAATCAGGATAAGTAAATATTGTTCCTTTCACTTTATCAATTATTAAATAAAAAGTCAGATCAAACATAGTTAAAAAATTAACCAATTCTAACATAATACTTTGATTAAAGTGTTCTTTTAATAATGTGTATAATTCTATATAATATTCATATAAACAATAAACAGAAATATCATCGTTTATAATGATATCTATCCATTTTAAACAACATAAAAAAGAAAGGATGTAGTGGTTTATATGTGTATTAATATTATTATTAATATTATTATTAATATTATCAAATTTATTAAGTTCTATTTTATTTAAATATTTATAAAATAATTGTAAAGATGGAACAATTATGATGCGTGTATCAAGTAAAGGTTTAAAACATTTAGATTTAAATTTTTTTAAAAAATAATAAGTCTTATCTACAAGCAAGTTTTTAAAAGAATCAACTCTAAATTCTTCTTTTGATTTTAAATTATTTCTTAAATTGTATTTATTAAATGGTATATTAATAAAATTTAAATATTCATTTTCTTTTTTTTTATCATTTTCTAATTTTTTAAAATTAGTAAATAAATGAGACATATATAAACTATCAATATCTATTCTTGATTGTATATTTATATCTAACATTTTTGTTAAAAGAAAAAAAATATGATCATCAACAAAAGTAGAAATATAATCTTTTTGTTCTTTAATTGATTTTAATGTATTTTCTAAAAAATCATATTGGTAATCATTCATTTCTGAATTTTTTATATAATTATTAATATTATCAATAAAATTACTAGATGGATCAATAATATTTAAAATTACAATTCCAAGAGAAAATATATCACTTTTAATTGAAATGTTTTTGTCAATAATATTATTACAACATTCATATATATATTTAAATTTCAATTCAGGAGAAGCAAAATCAATAGCACATTGATTGTTTTTTGAAATAATTGTTTTATTAAAAACAAAACTTCCCCAATCTGTAATATAAATTTGTTTATTAACAGAATAAGTATCTTCTTTAATTAATATATTGGAAGTTGTAATATCACCGTGACGCATAGAAGCATAATTAAGATACAATAATACTTTAGAACAAGAATAAATAATTAGTGGAATCATTTTTAATAATTCAATATGTTTAATTTTTTGTTCATTTTCATCTTTTATTGAATTTATTTCTTTTATTTTATTATAAATGCTTTTTCCTTTATGTTCAAGTAATAAATATATATATTCAGAATCAATATGGTAAGAAATCATATTTGGTATATTTTCAAAAATATTATTATTTGAAACGAAATAATACCACCATAATTCTTTAATATTATTTGAAATAAATGAATTTCCAATTTTATTATATTTGTTCATTTTTTTTACAACGTAATTTGGAAAAGATTTTTGATTATAATAAATCTTACCAAATGTTCCTTTACCGATAACATTATTCTCTTTAACGATACTATAAATAGCATCTATCATATTGTTCATTTTTATTAATAAGTATATACTAAATTTAATATTAACAACTTGTTTATATATATTTAAAATTATTTATAAATAATTTTAAATATCAAAGAGATACAGTATACATTTTTAATTATTTAGTTTATTTTTTTTTATAAATTGCAAAATAATATCTTGTAGGATTTATTCTAGTATCAAAATTATAATTATCAGAAATAAATTCAAATCCATTTTTTTGTAATAATTTATTTAATTCGGTAAATGACTTATAGAAAGCAACATATCTATTTAAAATGTCTACATTAGGAATTTCAGGTTCAACATATTCATGAATCATATGTTCAATATCAATAAGTAGTTGTGTAGTTGCATTTATACAATCATGTTCTTTTATAACAAGAATACCACCAGGTTTTAAAATTCTATGTAATTCCTTAATATAAAAATCCATAAATTCAACATGATGTAAAACTTGTAAACAACTTATAGAATCAAAACTGTTAGCATTATAAGGTAATCTTTGATTTTCACTCAACATTGTATAAGTAATATTATCATGTAAATTTGTTTTGATATTACCTAACCATGTTTCAACATCAGCAGAAAAAACTTGTGTTTTATCAAGTTTAAGTATTTTAGAAATCTCACTAGCTACACTTCCATCATTACCTCCGTAATCAAGATGAAAATATTGATCACCACCATAAGGTAAACCTAACTTTTTCTTTTCTGTAATAATAAAATTACAAACTTCTTCTCCGCGTTTTCTATTTCTTTTTACCTTTAAAGAAGGGTCTTTGATTTTTCTTTTTTTTCTCAATTCGTTATAAATAATCAGATCAGATAATTCAGAATCAGGATTAATCTTAAAAATATTTTTTAATTCATCAATAGAATAATTTACAAAACGAGAAATAAGATTAGTTAATTGATACATTTGAGTATTGTAATTACCTAATAATAAATAAGTTAAAAATTGTTTATCAGAATTTACAGGTAAATAGTGTTTAATATTTATATTAGAATCTTTTTGTTTAATATTTACAAAACTATTTATAAAATTATTATAAATATCTTTAAAATGAGGATTTAAATTTTGTAAAATAACAGATAAATTATATAAAGTAAAATAGTCTATATTTTGTTTATTTGTTTCTTCTAAAATTCTTATAGAATAAAATTCATTAATAACTTTATAATATTTTTGTAAACAATCAGATAAGACTAGAGCAATTTCATAATATTTTATTTTTGGTAAAAATGTATCAAAACTATATTGATGATTTGATAGATATTTATCTGCAATATTTTTCAAATCAATTGAAAATGAAGTCAACAATAAATATTTTTCAAATATTTTAATGTAGTCGTGTATTAATCTAATTTGTTTTTTCATATCTTCATTAAAAAACTCCATAGAAATTTTTACAAAATCTTTTCTCCTGAAAAAAGATAATAAATTATTATCAATATCTTTATATATTTTTTCCATTTCTGAAATATAATACGTATGGTTTTCAATATCATTTTTGTAGTAAGATTTAATATATTTTATATTTTCTTTTTCAAAATCTTCAATTATTTTATATTCATTCTTATATTCATTTTTAGAATTAAACAATTGAATAATATTTTTACAATCTTTAATATTATTAAAATTTAATATCATACTGTATTGATCAGAAATACAATCTTTAGTAAAATTGAAAGATAAAGGTTTATTAAACAAGTTATAAAATATTTTTTTTTGTTCAACAAAATCATAAAGATAAATACTGTTATTATAACATTTATAAAATAAATAATCATCAAAATCTTCTTGATTAGAATTTGGGTCAAATACTTTATTATAAGCAGATATCATCTCGTTTTCATTTATTTTATTTTCAATTATATGTTTATTCCATACATTTGGCATATTTTCTTTTACAAAAGAAATAAAATTGTCAGGAGTAGCAGTATTTAAAAATTCTAAATTTCTTGTTTCAGGATAATAATATGTTTTTTGTTTATTTATAAAGTTATTTTTGAAAGTTTCAAAGTTTTTTTTGTTTTTATTTTTCAAATAATTATCCCATTGAATGATAATATCATTTTTATATTTATCTCTAAAAAAAGATATTAAAAATTCAATAACTTCATCAATTTTTTTATGTAAGTTACTGAAAATATCTGGTCTTTTTATAGATATAACAAGTATACTAAAAATAGTGCTGAATAAAAGCTTAAATAAATCAGAAGAAATTGTATTTTTAAATGGATGTAGATCATAAGTATTAATAGTTGTTACACCTAAAGGAATATTATTTTCAATAAAACGATTCATACCATAATCAATTATTGTAGCAATATTTTGATAATTCATTTTGTATTTATAAGTTCCAATTAAATACTCAAAGGTTAAAGGAGAATTAATTTTTTTTAACATTACATTATCAGTATGTAAATCATTATGACAATATTCACCTTCTTTTTGAGCTATATCAAGAGATAATATTATTTGTAATATAATATTAACAACTATATCTAGTTGTTCTTCTGTTGTTATTTCTTGAATAAATTGATGTAAAGTAATTCCTTCAATTTTTTCTAATAATAAATATACATTGTCCTTTAATGTATCTTTACAGAAATTAGTATTTATTTTCATTTGAGGTTTAGTAGAAAAAAATGAAGTATTTTTTAAAATAGGATTACACATAAATATTCCATAAGTATACATAAAATTTGGAGTTTTTAAACGTAACTTATTAATAAAATTATAACCAATATAATATTCAAATAAAATATTTCTACTTTCTTCTTTATCTTTTGGTGTTTTAATAACTAATTTATTTTTTAAATTTATAAAATCTGAAAAAACAACAAAACCATGTGAACTTTCTATATCTTTATAAACCATATTTGTTATAACTTGATTTACATTCCCCATAAAATATTTAAGAAAATTAAATCTTTTATCTTTATCGTCTATTGAAATATTCTTAGAAGTCCAATATAACATATATTCAATCATCATTGTTATACATTTGAGTTTATTATGGTCTAGAAATTGTTCATTCATTATTTCATTTAATAAATCTTTATTAAAATTTGGTTTACCCTCGTATAATGGTTCTTTGATATCATCAAATTTTTCATTTATGTATTTATTGTATTTTTCTAATTTTGAAATAATATAAACATAAGAAAAATATGAATAATTTTTTAAAAAATATTGTTCATATAAACTCATTTATTTAGTAGTAATAATTGGTAGTATTAATAATAATATATTATTATTAATACTTTTTTCATTTTTTTATTTTTTATTTTTTTATTTCAATTTTATTAAACTAAAATACATTTACTAAATTTAACAAATCATCCTGAACATTATCCATATCAACTAATTTTTCAATAACATTTTCCAAAATACGAAAAAACAATTCAAGTTTATTTTTAATCTTGTCGTAAATAAATCTTGTATATAGAGTATTTGAAACTGATTCATTTATATTTTCAATAATTATCCTTTTATTTATTTTCTGGTATTTAAAAGGAATCTTTTCAATATTTTTTTGTTGAATATAATTATCAAAAACAATTGTAGCAAAATTATCAAATACTAATTGTCTTAAATCCTCTAAAAATTCTTCTTCACTTTGTATTAAATCTTTTTTTGTTTCATAAGTATCGTATCTTAAAAATAATTCTATAAATTGATGTGATATTGTTATATTATTAATTCTCATTTTATTTTTTTTTGAATCATATTTTCTTTCTAATTTTTCAGTCATAGGTATATTTTTCATAATTGCTATCTGTTTACAATATAGACAATTTGCAATTATGAAATATTGATTTTTATGTTCAAATACTCTATATTTTTTTTTCAAATTTGATTGTAAAGTATTTATTAAACAGTTTGTATGTATAAAATGACCACAACTAAACTTTTTATCTGTTTCTTCTAAGCATACATAACAACAATCTGTCTTTTTATCTATTTTATAATTTATACATGGTGATTTTATCATAGAAACTATTTTATCTGAAACTTGTTCAATTGTCTGTTTAGATGTTCCTTTATTTTTATTATTTTGAATATTTATTTTATCATGTATATAACACAAACCATTATCGTAACTTGTTTTTTTAACACATCTAGAACCTGACTTTGTTTTTGAACAACATCTAACTTTATTTTTTAAAATAATTTGTGTTTCTTCAAAAGCTTGATGATTTGATATTTGTAGTTGATTATTTTTCAAAGCACTTTTATAATGAACATGACACATTCTCATTCCATTATAAAATTGAGAATTTTCAGATACTCTCATTTTACAAGGTTGGTTATTTTTTGTTAATGAATTACAGTGTAACATTTTAAAAATAACACAAGGTAAATTGTATTATGATATACATTTTATTTTTAAAAAAATCATTTTTTTTAAAAATAATTCATTCAAATACATCTTCAGAAAAAACATGTTTATAATTTTCTACTTCTTTTTCATTTTCATAAATAAATAAAAGTGTTCCATTATATGCTAATTGTGTTTTCCAACCTAAAACTGACAATTCTAATCTTAAACAATTAATAATTCTTTTATCTACTGGTGTATTATTTTTATCACATAAATCTAAACCATTTTTATCATTTGATAAAATATAATTAAAAGTTTTTTCTCTCCAGTTTTCTAACAATTTATTAAATTCAATTTGAGGAAATAAATGACGATATTTTGGTTTTAATTTTTGTGGAAATTCCTTCATTATATTTACTTTATTTTATAAAAAAATTATTTAAATATGTTTTATTTTAATTATATATGTCTCTTTCTAATTTAGGTATAGCAAGATCAATATCAATATTATTATATTTAAATATATCTGTTTTACTATCAGTTAAATTTTGTTCTAATGATATTAAATTATCAATACTATCTATACTTGAATAATATTCAGTATTTATTTTGTCTGTGTTACAAAACAATTCTATTGATTTATTTATTATATATTGAGAATGATATATATCTTCATTTTGGTTATTTAAGTAAGTTAATACAGTAGGTCTATATATATCAAAGTCTATCTGTTTTAATATTTCTAATATATCCATATGAATAATATCAATATCAATATTTAAAAAATCACAAATAAAAATTATATCAATATCAGAAAGTAAAAATCTACTTGATATATAATAACATTCAAATAAAGTTTTTGTATACATATATTTCATTAAATTTGCATAATTTTCATTAAGTTCATACTCTGATTCGTGACTAAGTGACTCGTCATTTTCTTGGGTATTTGATTTATTTAAAATACCTCTACTTATTAATCTATCAAATAAAGATAAACCTAATGGTAAATATTGTTTATCATTTACATCACTGTATTTTTCATCATTAAAAAAAGATAATAATTCATTAATTGCAAATCTTCTAAAGTTTAAATTTATAAATTCTGGTTTAATATCATTATTATATTCAATTATTTCATTAAATATTGTGTTATTGAAATTGTTACTGTATAATTCTTTATAAGTGTCAATATCTTTTTCAATATAATGGTTAACAAAAATACTTAAATTATAAATATTTATTCTCTCATTTATTTTTTTACATAACATTAAATCTAAAATATTACATATATTTTTTATATAATTATTATTTATATCATATCCGCTATTTTTTAATACAATACTCACATCAAGTGATTTCATACAGTTAAAAAAACGATATAAAAAATCTTTTTCACAAATTTTCATATTTTTTTTATAAAGTTTTGAAATTATATTTGATTTAGTTAAATACTCTAACATCATTATTCCAATACTCCAAATATCATTAAAAGAACCATATGTTTCTTTTACAGATTTTTTGAATTTTTTATCATATTTAATAAACAATTCAGGTGCACGATAATATAAAGTTGATGTTTTATCCATACTTATATTATATTCCATATTTATTCCACTATAATCACTAACTCTAAACATAGCTGTTTTCAAATAATCTCTAAGATTAGTGCTTGAATTGTTAAATATATCTTTTAAGTCTAATCCTTTTTTTCCAAAAATGAGGATATTTTCAGGTTTTATATCACCGTGACATATATAATTTGAATTTATATATGAAACACCTGTAACAATTTGTTTTAAAATCGGAAAAAAGAAAAATAATCTATCATTTTGATTTAAATTAGAATAAATTAAATCATAAAATGTCATATCAGCCAATAACATATTTATTATATATTTTGAATCTGATAAGTTATTTTTTTCTTCAATCAACACATAATTAAATTCTTGTGTATTTTTATTTTTTAAATATTTATACCCTAATGATACTTCTTTTAAATTTTGACCAATAATGTTTCCATCTTTTTCAAAAATATGAGTTTGTTTTTGAGCAAATGGAATTATATCTTTTACATTTTTTTCATTTATATATTTTGAGACTTTATATACTTTTCCAAAACTCCCTTCAGCTATTTTAATTGCTTTTCCATCTATATTTTCAGTTATTTTCACATTTTTATATTTAATTTCATTCATTTCAACAGTTTTATTTATTTCAGAAGTTTTATTTTCTTCAGTTGACATTTTTTAATAAAATGATTAATTAATATTTTTTTAAATTAATATTATATTTATATAATTATAAAAAAATCATTTTTTTAACATTCTATTTAATATATAAAAATGTCTATACAGTATAGAGAAAGAACTTTACCATTTGATGTATATAATGCCGATTATACACCTTTTAATGACTATCATCATTCGTTTAATGTAGCTCCAAGAACATCTTTATTGAGATTAACTATATCTCCTGGACAACATGTATTCAATAATCTTGATTATTCAAATTTATTATTAAATGACCCAAGATACATTCCACTTGAACAATCTATATTTTTGGGATATGATCCCAGAATTAAATATTTACAAGGTTTAAAACATGTAAAACAACAAAATGACTATATAGAATATCAAAATAAAAATAAAATACCAATACAATACAAAGCATATTATTAAATATTATTAACTAAAATTTCATTTAATACAATTAATATTTTTTTAATTTCTTTAAAGTGTGGTTCCTGATCAATATAATTATTGATCATATCATTTAATGAAAAATTTAAAATAAGATGAAAGGATTCAAAATCTTTTTTTATTTGTTGTTCTATATAATTTTCTAAAATATAACCATAATATAAAATTTTATCAATTAAAAAATTAACATGGATAGATATTTGTTCATTATCAAAATTAAAATTTTCTTTAAAATAATTTATATTTGATATTAAATGACAATAATCAATTAATTGATTAAGCTTTTTTACCAAATTTATTTCATTACTTAAATAATTATAATCGTTAATATTATACAATTGATATATATTGTAATTTAAATTGTATGTATTACAAATTTGATAATTGTTATTATTATTATCTATAAAATTATTATTATCATAATCAAAATCTATATCAATTTCATCATCTGTATAATATCCTTTTTCATTTTCATAATAATTATTTTCCATTTTTATTTTGTATAATTTTTATATTTATCTTTGTTTTATTTAATGTAGTTTTTTATTATTAAATCTATTTAAAAAAATAGATTTAATAATCTAATTAAATATTTAATTAAGGATAAATAAATGAGGGTATTATCAGTTGATATAGGTGTTCATAATACAGCTTTTTATTTAGAAGAATTTAATGAAAATGATATTAAAGATATAATTAAACAGAATAATTTATCAAAAACAGATAAAAGATATGATCAAAATGGAATAGCAATAGGAACTTATAAAAAAATAGTTGATCATATATGCCAAATTGGAGAATGTATTTTTGTTGAAAAATTAAATTTGTCAGATAAAAAAGGAGCACAATTTGATCTTCAAACTTTTATAAATTTTACATACTTTTTAGATACAAATAAAAAAATAATGGATTCAGTTGATATTATAGTGATAGAACAACAATTAAAAACAAATCCTATGGCTCAACGTATTGAACAACACTGTATATCCTGGTTTACATTTAATTATCTTGATTCAAAAGAAATTATAGTATTTCCATCTAGAAATAAATATCTTATGCTTGGATTACCTAAGAATGTATTTGATGAAAAAAAGAAAATTGTTAGAAAAATAACTAAAAATGAGAGAAAAAAATGGGCTTGTGATTTTACATTATCTATTTTATCAAATAAAAAAATATCTGATAAAGAAGATGTTATAAATTCAAAGCAATTATTAGAATATATTTTCCAAAAAAATTCAGATAAAAAAGATGATATTAGTGATACAATCTGTCAACTTAATGCATATAAAATAAAAAAATATCTTGACAATAAAAATAAGTAGTTATTAAACTTTTTTTTATAATTATTTTAAATTATAAAAAAATAAAAGAATAAAAGAATAAAAGAACTATTTAATCATTTAGATAGTTAAATATTTAGTTCTTCTTGTGGGAACGACGCTTGTGAGAACGACGCTTGTGAGAACGACGAGACTTCTTGGACTTCTTTTCAGCCTTCTTGGAAGCCTTCTTGGAAGCCTTCTTGGACTTCTTGTGAGAACGACGCTTGTGAGAACGACGAGACTTCTTAGATGCTTTACGAGAAGCCTTGCGTGATTTCTTAGAACGCTTAGACATCTTGTGAGACTTTGATTTCTTCATAGATTTTTGACAAATAGCCAACATTTCGTTAACTCTCTTATTGAGAGAACGAACAGGGGATCTTCTAGAACGAGCCATTTCTTTTTATTATATGTAATAGATAAAAAAAAATTTTTTTTATTAAAATCATTTAAAAAAACCTAATAAATATTTTTTCTTATATAAATTAAAAAAAATAATTAAATTAAAAAAAATTAAACATATAAGATTTATTAAAAATGTCTATAAATAAAAAAATGGAATCGTTATCAATTCAAACAGATTTGTTTAATTCATTTACTTGGAAACGGTTACCAATTGAACATGATTATATAACAATTGTTTTTTGTCTTTCAAAATATAAAAATATAGACACTTCAAGTAATTTTATTGAAAATATATTGAATAATAATACAAAAAAAGCAATACAATATATAATCAATATTATGCCTTATAAATGTATTGTTGATATTGAAAATTATGAAAATTTTAAATACCATAAAGATAATATTGATGACAATTCAAATGTTAGTGAACAGTTAAAAAAATTAAAATCACAAATAAAAGAAGAAAACACAAACGAAATAACTGATCTTGAAAATAGATTAAAAATAATAAATAATAAAAAAACATATATATTTACATATCCAAATAAAGAGAAACATGAAGAAGAATTAAAAAATATATTAGATATAAGTATAAATGACAATTTTAATGAAATGCATAAAATATGTATTGGTGAAATTAATAATATACCAAAAGATATTATATCTTTAGCAGATTATATTTTATTTGAAGATATTAATGTGTTAAATGAATATTTACAATCTTTTAATCATAATATAAGAATAACCAATTCTAATACTTCTATTTATATATTAGATAAATGTAATTATGAATATTATAAGTTATTTTCTTTTGATAAATATATTTCAAAAAATTAATAAAATTTATAAAAGTTATAAAAATCTAATCTGTTTGTGTTCATTAAAAAAAGGAAAACATTTTTCAATAAGATCTGTATTTGGTCTCTCTGAAATTCTTTCAAATGTAGTTTTTTCTTCTTGAGATATTTTTGTGCATGTAAAATTTATTTCTACTTCATTATTAAATAGATTTTCTTTTAAAATATTAAAATAATGGTCAGATAATGTATATATTGAAAATATAGATTCAATATTACTATCTCCATGTTGATATTTTTCAATAGAAAATCTATTTTTTTTCCAATTTACACTCCAATCTTTTATTCTTTTTAAATAGTTAATGTTTGATATAAAATGTATTTTTTCTTTTAATAAATCTTTAACTAAAGTATCTTCGCAAATATACATAAAAGAATATAATAATATTCTATTTATATAAAATAAATCATATGGATAACTTGGTAGGTTATATTTAAAATTATAATTTAATGTGAAGGAATGAATAATTTTATTTTGTTCTCTTTCATTTTGTTCATTAGTTAATTTTTCAAAATTATTTATTAAATATGAAAATTCATGTAAAATTAATGATTTTGAAATTAAAACTTTTGTTGTAATACTATTATTTTCATTTGAATCTAAATTGCTTTTATTTACTAAAAGATAAACATAATATTTATTTTGATTATTATTGGATTTAAAAAAAGACATTTAAAATTAATTATATTTTAAATTATTATAATAAATAAATTTCTTTAATTATATTTCAAAAATAAGAATTGAATAATAAAAAATTATTTTTCATATTGTATAATATTATTTTTTTCAAAAAATGTTTTTATAGAATCACATAATTGTGGTTTACTATATTTTGAGAACCAATAATAAGCAATATTTATTTCATTTTTATTTAAGTTATCTAATTCACTTTTAGTATATTTTGCTTTATCAATTAATTTTTCTTTCATGTCACTTAAAGAAGGTAATTCGTAATCTTCTGGAATATTGAAATAATCTGTTTTTTTATACATTTTAAGAATAATATCTAAAATTTTCTTTGTAGGAACAATAGTAAGACATACTGCTCCTTCACCAATTTTTCTCTTATCAACTTCTAATACTACTTTTCCATCTTTTTTTACTTCTTTCATTACAGCTTTTCCTTTTTCTTTAATTACTGTACTTTCTGTTTGTTTTATTTTAAATTTTTGGTCAACTGTAATAAAACCGTAGTAACCGAATTGATTATCTTCTATATATTTAAGTTCCTCTACTTTTGTCTCTTCTTTTTCCTTAATTTTATTTAAAATATCATCATTTACATCTTTCCATTCATCTATATTTTTTGCACTTTTAAGCAAATATCTGTATTTAGTTTTATCTATGAGATGCACGGATATAAACATATCATTTAATTCAATTATATTAGGATTAAATATTTTTAAACATAATTCTCTAATAGGTTGTTTTTTTTCTGGATTTGTTAACTTTGAAAATAATGAAAATTCAATAATTTGTTCTTGTAAATCAGGTTCTAATTCAAGTAATAGTTCAGTTGCAATTTGTAGTTTATCTTGTTTTTCTATATCAAGTGAATTTATGTGTTTAATTATTTTATCCATGTTATTTGATTGATTTTCTAAAATAAAACTTTTAAAATTAAAAGATTTGTATACTGGTGGATTTTCACAATAATAATTTTCAAAATATGAATTTGGACTTTGAATATCATTTGTTAAGAAAAAAATATTTCTCTCGTATTTTAAAAAACATATAAGACCATATTTATTTACAACTGGAATATTATTTTGTATCATAAATTTTAAAGATCTGATCAATAAAATAAAAGATAAATCACTAAAATGTTTCATAACATCTTTAATATGCATAAAAAACTTTCGTTTAAATAATTGTTGAATTAGTTTAATTATTGATTTTACCAATTTATCTCCATAATATAAATTATAAGTATCTACTATTAATTTGTCTTTAAATAATCCTTCTAATCTTTTTTGTATATAACTATCCGGAACATTATCACATACATATCTACAAGTTTGATATTCACATTCTCTTGTATAATCTCTATCAGTTTTCAATAAATTTCTTTTTTTATTAAGAGCACAATCAACTGCTGATTCTTTACATAATCTTTCAATTTGTTTGATTTTAAGATCTTTCAACTCTGAAATTTCATACATTAAATAATCAATTGATTGAACATTTTTATTTGATAATGAACAGTGTCTATATACTTTAACATATCTATCTTCTTCATCTAAATCTTTATGTGAAAAAGCACGTATACCTCTTCCTGTTACTTGTTCAGTAGTTGACATATTCCAGTGTGGTGTTAATATATGTATTTGTCTTATATTAAAAAAAGAACGACCTTCACTTACAAGTGGTGTTCCTAAAAGAACTTGTATGTATTTACCTTCCCTGTTTTCTGGTTTATTAAATGTTTTTATATTATTTTCAAGTCTGCTTGTTATTTTTTCAGCTAAAATTGCAAATCTTAATATTTGCTCATTTCCTTGATTTGAATAATCTTCATTTCCTCTTGCTTCTTTATATCCCAATAATTTTAATAATTCAGAAAAAATAATTAATCCTGAACCTTTATAAAACTGACAATAAACAAAACAGTTTTCTTTTGGGTGTAGTATAATTTCTTCTAAAGCTTTTTTATATTTAGATGAATATTTACCAATTTCATTTAATATATCTATTGGTGATGTTAATTGACCATTTTTTGTTAAGATATTTTTAAGTTTAGTTGTAAACATAGCTTTTTTTCCTTTTTCTTTACTAAATTTATCAGATATATATTCTATATTTTCTGAGTCATTAAATCCATCTCTTCCGTATTTTCCGTTTGGAAAAACAAACAAAGATGCTTGACGTGAATTATCATATAATCCTTTTTTATCTTCTTTTTCACTTTCCTCATATTGATCATTTTCTTCATTCTCTTTAATCTCTTTAATCTCTTTTTTACTTTCATTTTTTTCTATATAATCTTCTTCAGTATCACTTGATATTTCTAAAATTTCATCTTCACTTTTATTTTTAAGTTGTTCTAAAGATACAAATGAACCATCTTTTTTAAGAGCATTTTCATATATTTCACTTTGAAATGGTGACATTTTATCAACATCAAGTAAAGTATATTTAAGTTCATTTATATTTTTACCTACATTTATTTTTGTTATTTGAGATTCCATAGCTCTTAAAAATGATATTCTTCCTCTAATATATTTTTTTAATTCATCTTCATTTTTTAATTTATCATCTTTTGTAAAAAACATATTATTAAAATCTTTTTTTGTTGGTAATTGTATATCCATAGGTAATATCAAATTCATTATTGATGCAAATTCAGTAATATTATCTTTCATAGGTGTAGCACTTAACAATACAATTTTTCTGTTTTTAATTATATGTAAAAATCTGTGTAATTGTTTATAAACATACACCTTTTTTTCTTTTTTCTTTTTTTCAAAGTCTTTTATATTATGGACTTCATCTATAATAACAAGTTTACCTGAATACATTTTTTCAATATTTTCATCTGAGTCTTTTGTTATTTCTTGAGCAAATTTATAAAATGTTTTAACTTGATACTTACTTTTAATATTTTTATTTAATCTAATAACTTTTTCTTTTGATGTCAATTTAGAATAATTTTCAGGTATGTATTGTCCTGGTGTGCACTGAAATGCCAATTCATTAACAAAATTTTTTACAAATGTTTCACCTTTAACTAAAACTATAACTTTTAAATTTGGATTCATAGACATAGCTAATTCTGCAATATTTATAGCAGAACAAGTTTTTCCAGTTCCAACTTGATGAAATAATAAAATTTCATTATTTAAAGTATTTGGAGATAAAAATCTTGCTAAAAATTCTTGATGTTTTAGAGCTACACCTTTTTGTTCAGGTCTATCTTCAAATTCATCAAGTATATCTTCATAAAATTCTTGTTTATTAAAATTAGAATATTCATATTTATCTTTATATAAATTATATTTTTCAGGTTCCTTATTTTCACCATTATTTGTTTCTAAATATGGATAAGCTGGTATAAAATCATCTAAATTTAATTTATCTTCCATGTTATTTATAATATTGTAATATATTTTATATTATTAATTAATAATATAAAATATTTATATTTTTATATTTTTATTTTATTATTTTATTATTAAATTATACTTCAAATAATCTCATTATTTTTTGTTCATCTTCTTCTACTCTTGATGATTTATTTTTAATCAATTCAATAATTATATATATTAAATAACCCCATACTATACCCATAACAAATCCAAATACTGTCTGATGTGGTTTATGACAACCTAATCTCATACGTGCCATAGCTACTAATCCTATCCAGATAAATAATATCAATATGAAAATTGATTGTTTGTAATTTGGATTATGTTTAAAATTATCTGTAAATTTGTATATAAAATAAAATGCAAGTGTTGATATTAAAAATGTATGTCCTGAAATTAATCCTGAATGTTGACTTGAGTCTCCTCCTGAGTTAAACATATTACAATTATTTGCTCCATCTGGTCTCTTTGCTATTTCTGTTAATTCTCCGTTCTTTCTTGACAAAAATGTCTTTATTATTCTTTCTGGTATTTGTTTACTAAATAAACCTACAAATAATAATGCCAAATATGTATTTTGTGTTGATGTTATCAATACCAATAATACAATATTCATATAAAATTCATATAGAGATATAGCTTTATATATATCTCTTTCTCCTGCCATATTCTTCAATAAATTTGTAATTGAATCAAATAAATTAGAAAAACCTTTTTTGATTCCTCCTGTTGAACCATTTTCTAAGTTTTGATTTGATCCTACTGAACAAGGACAAGATTTTTTTCCACTATCTATACTACTTGATGTAAAATATTTTGACATTTCATTTAATGAATCACTTGGTGTCAATAAACGTTCAGAATAATCATTATATTTTGATACATCTCGCAATGAACTACTAGATTGGGGTGTTAAAGCTGACATAAAATCATCATCGTTTTTAAACATTTTTTCTTTTTGTTCAATTTTAATAAACGGACAATTCATTTATTATATAAAATATTTTTTTATAAAAAATATTTTATTATAGCATTTTTAAAAAAAATTATATAAATTTAATTTTGTTTTTCCATAATTTTTCTACAGAATTAAAATCAATATTATATCTTAAACAATATTCAAACACTTTTTCAAAATCTATATTTGAATCCCAGTGGTACTTAGTAGAATATACATTTTTTGAAAATTTTACTAGATTAAACATTTCTACTGAATGTAACATATTAGTTTTTAATTTTTCTAATGTCATATCTATGTCAATTGATTCATTTTCATTTGAAAATGTTCTTTCTTCTCTATTAAAATTTTCATCATATATATTTTGTAGTGAATATCCTTCATTTGACATTTGATTCAAAGAATTATTTTTTTTTAATTTTTTTTGTATTGTATCTTTTATTTTTTTATCAATTAATTTTTCTTCACAATTAAATATATTTTCAATTGAATTATATTTTTTTATTAATTCATAACATTTAATAATTCCAATACCTGGTATATTAGTATTATAATCGGTTCCACACATTACACAAAATTCTATAAATTGATTATAATTCATATCTAAACTTTTTAATAAACTTGGCAAGTAAATAACATTACAATCACCATTTGAAATATTTAAATCACATAGTAATATATTTGATCCATATGCTAATACATCTGAATCTTCTGATATCACTCCTATAGGTTTTTTATCATAATTTACATTTTTACTCATTTTACAACATAATGTTTCTGCTTCGTTTTCAGATTGATAATATGGAACACCAAAAACATCACATATATCTTTTATTTTATTTATGTCTTGTTCTGTTATATTAACTAGTTGATTTTCTTTTTTATAAATATAGTCTTCTATCTGTTCTATCATTTTTTCACTCAAAAATTCTATTCCTTTATCTTTTGTAATATTTGTATCAAAATTGTTATTTAAATTAAAATGTAATAAACGGTTAATTTTATCATTATCAGTCTGATTTATTTTTTCACATAATTCTTTTAAAACTAAACTTACAACTCCAGTCTCATTATAATTATCTAAATCTTTTTTAATATCTTTAATTTTATTTTCTTGTTGTTGTCTTTGTTTTCTCCGTTGTTCTTTTTCTTTACTTTTTTCCACTGGAGATTCACCTTCAAAAACTATATTAACATGAACATTATTTAATTTAAACAATTTTAATAATGTTATAATAGATTGTAGCCATTTTTCTTTCATAGATACTTTGAATTTATATATATATGACATAATATCCATCATAAAAATTTGACCATAAAAATTAGATAAATTAACATTTTGAATTTCATTTGGATATTTTTCACGAATAAATTTCTTTAAATTTTTTATTCCCATTTTTCGCTTTATTTATCCCTTGATATCAAGTTAAGATATATATAACTTTTCTTTAAATATTATCATTTTTATTATTATCATTTTTAATTAATTTTATTTTTATATAAAATTAATTAAAAATAAAAATAAAAATAATAAAAATGTCTCTACGAACTACTGATCCTGAATTATTTGAAATATTAGAAAATGAAACTAAAAGACAAGAACAGGGAATAGAATTAATTGCTTCTGAAAATTATACATCTCAATCTGTATTAGAATGTTTAGGAAGTATTTTTACAAATAAATATTCTGAAGGATTGCCAGGAAAAAGATATTACGGAGGAAATGAATATATTGATAAATTAGAAAGATTATGTATATCAAGAGCTTTACAAGCATTTAATTTAAACGATAAAGAATGGAGTTGTAATGTTCAACCCTATTCTGGGAGTGTAGCAAATTTAGCCGTGTATTTTAGTTTATTAGAACCAGGAGATAAAATTATGGGTTTAGAATTATCATCAGGTGGACATTTAACTCATGGATTTTTTACAAAAAATAAAAAATTAACAGCATCTTCAAAATATTATGATAGTTATCCTTATAAGGTAGATAAAAATGGATATATTGATTATAATGAATTAGAAAAACAAGCTGAAGAAGTAAAACCAAAATTAATAATATGTGGAGCAAGTGCATATTCAAGAGATTTTAATTACAGTAAATTTAGAGAAATTGCAAATAAACACGGTTCATATTTAATGGCTGATATTGCACATATTAGTGGATTCGTTGCTACTGGTGAAATGAAATCACCTTTTGAATATTGTGATATTGTAACAACAACAACACATAAAACATTAAGAGGACCAAGATCAGCAATTATATTTTTTAAAAAAGAATTAGAACAAAAAATAAACGATGGAGTATTTCCTGGACTACAAGGTGGACCTCATCAAAATCAAATAGCTGGAGTAGCACGTCAATTAAAAGAAGTAATGACACCTGAATTTAAAGAATATATAAAACAAGTTAAGAAAAATGCTCAATTTATGTGTGAGGAGTTTAAAATAAGATCATATAATATTATTACAGATGGAACAGATAATCATTTATTTTTATTAGACTTAAAAAATAAAGGTATAAGTGGAGCAAGAGCTGAAAAAATTCTAGAATATGTAAATATATATGTAAATAAAAATACAATTCCAGGAGATGTATCTGCTTTAAATCCTTCAGGAATACGAATTGGAACCCCAGCTATAACAACTTTAGGTATAAAAGATGATGATATTATTGAAATTGTTTATTTTATAGATACAGCATTAAATATAGGTAAAAGTATTATTGAAAAATATAATCCTTCAAATTTAAATGAATTTGTAAATTTTTTTGATAAAGAAGATAAATTAAAAGAATTAAAATTTTCAGTTAAAATGTTTATGAAACAATTTTAAATTTTTATTTTTAATTTTTTATTTTTATTTTAATAAATTATAATAATTTATTAAAATGGGAAATTCATTAAGAAAAAATATAGAACTTGTTGTTCTTAATATTCAATTAGTAAATCTAAATTAGATAAATTAAAAAATTAAAAATAAAATTAAAAATAAAAATAAAAATAAAATTAAAAAATATTTAAAAAAATTGATTATTTAATAATTGATTATTATTAAATAATAATATTATGGAAACTATTAATACACAACCTTTAATAGACTTAAAAATGGAACAAATGTTTGTTATTAAGCGTAATGGTGAAAAACAAGTAATGTTGTTTGATAATATCACAAGACGTAATCAAAAATTAGCAAATGATTTGAACATTGATACTACAAGTTTATCTATGTCTGTTATTCAAGGATTAAAGAGTGGTATGACAACTCGTGAAATTGATTTATTGAGTTGTGAAAATGCAATTTATAAAAGCACATATGAACCTAATTATGCAATTTTAGCTTCTAGAATTGCAGTAAATGATCTTCATAAAACTACACCAACTACTTTTCGTGAATGTATTGAAAAGTTACATAAAAATGTAAACAGTGTAAATAATCAATCTAATCCATTAATTGATGATGATGTGTATAAATTCGCATTAGATAATATTGATGTAATTGAAAAGTCAATTAATCATAATAATGATTACAATTATACATATTTTGGATTTAAAACACTTGAAAAATCATATCTTCAAAAAGTTGATGGAAAAGTTGTAGAAAGACCACAATATATGCTTATGAGAGTTGCTCTAGGTATTCATGGTCCATCTGATAGAAATAGATATTTACATAAAGGTGATATAGAATTAGCTTTACAAACTTATAAAGAATTAAGTGAAATGAAATTTACACATGCAACACCTACTTTATTTTATTCAGGAACACCAAAACCACAAATGTCAAGTTGTTTTTTATTAAATTGTCCTGATTCTATTAATGGCATTACTGACTGTTGGAAAACTTGTAGTTTTATTTCAAAACATGCTGGAGGTATAGGTGTTGATCTTACAGTTAGAAGCAAAGGTGCTTATATTGCTGGTACTAATGGTAATTCAAATGGTATTATTCCATTAATTAAAGTTTTTAATGAAATTGCAAGATATGTTGATCAGTGTTTTGTTCCTGGAACTCCAATTTTAACAGAAAATGGATTGGTTGATATTGACAAGTTAGTTCCTGATAATAAAGTATTATGTAGCAATGGAACATATCAAAATGTTAATATGTTAGTAAAACATAATTACAAAGGTAAAATATTTGAAGTAAAATTACATGGACAAAATACTGTAAAATTAACACCAGAACATCAAATGTTTTCATTATTTGTTGATTTGATTGATGATGGTATTGACAAGTATGATATGATTGAACATAAACTTAAAACAAGTTTAGAACAATTAGAATTTCATGATATGAAAGAATTAAAAGTAGGTGATATGATTGTGTTTCCCTTAACATCTTATACAAATAATCATTATGAATTTGATATGATTTATAATAATTATGGATTTATTGAAATAGAATCAATAAATCAAATAGATTATGAAGGTCCTGTTTATGATTTGGAAGTAGATGAACCACATGATTATACAGTAGCACATCTTGGTATTGCTCATAATGGTGGAGGTAAACGTAAAGGAGCAATTTCTTTATATTTACAACCATGGCATCCAGATATTCTTGAATTTTTAGAAATTCGTTTCAATACTGGTCCAGAAGAAGCAAGAGCAAGAGATATATTTCCTGCTTTATGGATTCCAGATTTATTTTTCAAGAGATTACAACAATCAAATTCTAAATGGAGTTTATTTTGTCCAGGTAAATATCCAGAATTAGTAACATTATATGGAGAAGAATTTGAAAAGAGATATATTGAATTAGAAACACAAGGTTGTTATGAAAAACAAATTCCTCTTGAAGAATTATGGAAAAAAATACTTAAATCACTTGAAGAAACTGGTTTACCTTATATGATGTCAAAAGATAATGTTAATAATAAAAGTAATCATAAAAATATTGGTCCAATTACAGGATCTAATTTATGTACTGAGATTGTTCAATATCACGATTCAAAAAGCACAGCTGTGTGCAACTTAGCATCAATTTGTCTTCCTCAGTTTGTAAAAGATGATAAAAACTTTGATTTTAAAGAGTTGGGAAAAATTGTAGAAATTATAGTTCATAATATGAATAATATTATTGATAAAAATTATTATCCTGAATATGAAATTGATTGTTTTGATGATGATGAATTAGACTTTAAATTAACTGATAAACCAAAGAAATCAATTGGAAGAAATAACAATTTTAAATATAGACCAATTGGAATTGGTGTTCAAGGATTGGCTGATGTCTTTGCAAAAATGAAATTATCTTGGGAAAGTAAAGAAGCAAGAAAATTAAATCAAGTAATATTTGAAACAATTTATTATCATGCTCTAAATAAATCACTTGATTTGTCAAAAAATTATTATGGTCCTTACTCTAAATTTAGTGGTTCACCTGCTTCTCAAGGTATTTTACAATATGATATGTGGAATATTGTTCCTTTTACTCATGAACAAAATTATAAAAATGAATCTACATTATCTTCAATAAGCAATGTAACTATACCATTATTTGACTGGGATAATTTAAAAGAAAACATAAAACAATATGGCATTAGAAACAGTTTAATGATTGCACCTATGCCAACTGCTGGAACATCTCAAATTATGGGTAACACAGAAGCATTTGAACCACTTACATCTAACTTATATATTAGAAAAGTTGGTGCAGGTGATTTTCCAATTGTTAATAAATATTTATATCAAGATTTGAAAGAATTAGGATTATGGAAAAAGGAAGTAATTGATGAAATTATAATGAATAATGGAAGTATTCAAGAAATTTCTTATATTTCTGATAATATTAAAAAATTATACAAAACTGTTTGGGAGATTCCACAAAAAATTGTTGTTGATTTTGCTGCAGATAGAGGTGCATTTATTGATCAAACACAATCATTAAATATATTTATGGAAAGACCAACAGTTTCTAAATTATCTTCACTTTATATGTATGGTTGGAAAAGAGGTCTTAAAACTCTTTCATACTATCTGAGAACTAAACCAGCAACTGGTGCTGTTAAGTTTACAGTTATGAATGAAAATTCAGTTAGTGAAAATAAAGATATATCACTTAAACTTCAAGAAAATAATAATGAAAAAAGTGATAAAAATGAAAATCAAGTATATAAAATAAATAAATACACTGGACAAAAATTTATCTGCACAGATGATGTTTGCACATCTTGTAGTAGTTAATATATAAAATATAATTTATCTTTTTATTTTTTTTAAATAAAAAGATATACATTAATTATTTAATTATTTAATGATTTAACTATTTAAATCATTTGAGCATTAGCAATTTTACCATTATTTAAAAAGAAGGGACTAATAGCAGTTAATTCCATTCTGTATTTATCAGCTTCAACATCTTCTTTAGGAGCTTCAAAGTTGTCAAGGAATACATTACCATATCCTTCAACAGGACCATTGGCACCAGTCATCATTGGACCATTGGCACCAGTCATCATTGGAACAGGCATAACAGGAACTGGAACAGGCATAACAGGAACTGGAACAGGAGCAGGAGTTGGTTCAGGAATAACACGAGTAGTTTCCTTTGGTTTATAAAGTGATAACATAGGAATATATTCATTTTCAGTTTGAACTGAAGGAATATATTCTTGAGAACTTACATAGAATCCTTCCTTAGAAGATCCAGCTTGAGATAAACGTTGATATTCTTCTCTGGTTAAGGCTACACTTTGACCATTTCCAATTGGGATTAAAATTTTAGAAGGAGATGGGACAACTGCTGGAGCAGGTTTAGGACAAGATTTATATTTTTTATCATCAGTTTTAAAAGTTAACCATAAAATTAAACCAACAATAAGAAGAACAACTAAACAAGTCATTATATTGTTTCTTGTAGATGGGGATAATGATTTCATCATTTTAATTTATGTATTTTATATAAGTAAAATAATTTTTTTTAAAAAAAAAATATATAAATGTTTGAAAAAAACTGATTTTATAAAAAATATAATGATTTAAAAATATGTTAAATACACTAAAAAATTAAAATGGAGAAAATTAATATTGATACAATTGAAGAAATTGATAACTATGATGAATACGATTATGAAAATGAAACAAGTAATGATACAAATAAAATAAATATTGATATAAACAACTATAAAAATTGTGATAATAGTGAGTTCTGTGATCATCAAAACATCATTACACAATGTGAAAAAGAAGTTTGTTTAGATTGTGGTATTGAAGTGTCACAGCAATTATCTTTAGAACCAGAATGGAGATATTACGGTGAAAATGACAGTAGACATTTTAGTGATCCAAATAGATGTCAAATTCGTAAAATTGAAGATAAGGGTATTTATAAAGATATTGAAAATATGAATTTTAAATCAGATATAGTTGAAGAAGCAAATAAATTGTATAATTTAATTACATCTGGAACAATAAGAAGAGGAAATTTTAGAAAATCTGTTATATTTGCTTGTATATTTAATGCTTGTAAATATATTGGAGAACCTGTTTCATCTGATGATTTACAAGAAAAATTTAATTTAACAAAAAAAGATATTTCAACAGGATTAAAATTTTATAATCTAAAAGGAAGAGAAATTGATGCTATTAAAGATAAAAAAACAACATATGTTTCTCCTATAATTTTTATACCAAGAATAATGAAAAAATTTAATTCAAATCAATATCATATTAATAAAGTCACCGATTTGTATAACATGATACAAAATAAATCATCACTAATAAATCGTTCCAATCCTCAATCAGTAATATCAGGATTGGTATTTTATTATTGTAGACTAATAGGAAAAAACATTACTTGTTCTAAGTTCAGTTCAATTGTGAATCTTTCAGATATAACTGTAAGTAGGATATCAAAAAATATTTCTGATATATTAGGCACAAGAGATAAAATATCTTTAATTTAAAATTACTATAAAATATATTTTATCATTTATATATATAAATGATAAAACTGTTATTATTATAAGAATAAGTTTAATTATACTTTAATTTATTTTTCTTTTTTTTATTCTTTCTCTTAAATCTTCTAACATTTTTTTATCTTCTATATTTAATTGTTCTTCTGAATTCATTTCTTTATATTTTATATAAGGTTGAATAATATATTTATTTGGAAAATATGTAGTATAATATAAAACATTATTTTTAATTAAATTGATAGTTATATTAGTAGCACTAAATGAAAATTTCTTTGAAGTAAATAATATATCACATACTTCATCTGCACAGTCTAACACTTTATAAGTCATAGTAAAATAATAAAATACATCATTTAGAGAGTTACAAATTGTGTATAATTTATTAGTAATGATTTTAATATTAAAACTTGCTAAACTTTCAATACAAACTTGACTACTTTTGATAAAATTATTATAACTGGAAACTAAATAATCATAAGATTTATTTAAATAATTAACTGAATAATTTTTAATAAATTTAACAAGTTGGTCAAATGTAATTTCTTTTACAAATTTTAATATATATAATATAATACTTAATAATTCTTTGATTACTTTACTAGTTGTCTCATCACTTTTTGTTTCTTCTTCTTGTTGTTTTTCTTTACTTTCTTTTGTTTCTTCTTTATCTTGAAATGTTCTTTCTTTTATATAACCTATATATTCTTGTTTTTTAATATCAGATAATTGAAGTTTTATATCTTTACGTATTTCTTTTGTAATTTTTTTTGTTAATATTTCTGTAGATTTTTTAGATAATTTCTCAAATGATTTTTCTAAAGTTGATGTTGTTTTACTTTTAATTTCTTTTGCTGTTTCAGTTAACAAATCAGTAGTTTTTTTTAAAAAATTATTAACTAGAGATTCATTTAATTCCTCTATTTTATTATTTATTTCAATATAATTTTCACCATAAATATCTAATGGAGTTTTTCCTTCTTTCTTTGATTCTTTTTCAATATTTTCTATTATTTTATCTGTAACGTCATCAATATTATTTTGAAATTCAATAACATCATCTTCTTCTATTTCTAAATCTACTTGTTTAATAGAATCAGATATATATTTACCAGCAGAAATACCAACTGAACCAGTTATCATTTTTTTTATATTTTCTTTATCTTCTGATATACCAATTAACAAATTACTTACTGATTCGTTTGAAATATAATTAAAAGGATTCATAGAAGTAGGAACGTATTTACCAACACTTTTATCAAACATATTTTTAACATTATCAACTCCAATATGAACTAAATTTTTTGTTGGTGTTTTAATTTTTTCTAAAAATAAATCTATATTTTCATTTATATCAATTTCTTCAGCATATTTGATGATATTATTAGTTAATTTTTCTGTGGCTTCTTGCATTTTATTACTGAAAGATAATGATAATTCTTTAATTGCTTCTTTAGGATTACTTAACATTTTAGAACTAATACCACATATAAATGTAAATTGAGAATATACAATTGCTGTAAAAACACCATTTATAATATCATTACTAAAATAACCTAAAACCATACATATACTTCCTAATGTTTTTTTTAACATATTATAAATTATACCAATAAAAGGTATAGGAGTCCAGTCGTTACATATATCTAAAATAATATTTGTTACATATTTAACTGTTTTCCAAAAATTATATGGATTTGTTAAAGCTTTACATAAAGTAATTGCTAATATTTGAATTATTTGAATAAACATAACAGTTTCAGCTTGGATAATATTATCCCCTTGATATAAATAATCTTTATAAATATTAAAAGATTTGCCTTGATAATAACTATAAGAACCTATTGCAACATCTAATACTGCTTGTTTAATTATAATATTAACAAAATGATTATTAGCTATAATTGTGCAATATTCAATCATCTTTGATTTTAAACAATTAAAGATTTTTGAAGGGATTTGAGTTGTATATAATTTTCTAAATCTAAATACCTTATCCATAATTTTTTGATAAAAAGATGCTACAAAACCTTTACTTTCACCTTCATCTCCTCTTTTTAATTTTCCACTTTTAATATTTGTAATAGTTTCATAACATATTGTTTTATTTACATTTTGTTTATATATTTCTTTGTATTCAAATTCAGGTTTATAATATGTTATTTTATAAGAAGTTACACATAGAGTATTTCTTATCTCTTTTAGTATTTTATTTAATAATATGTTAGTATTAGAGATTATATCAATTGTAATATCTTTTTCATATACTTTTGATAAAGTGTCAGAATATATATCAAAACAATATTTATTTGTAATAATATATTCTTCTATATTTTTTTGTTCTTCTTCTTTTAAATTTACATATTCAATATATAAAATGTAAAAGAAATTTAATGTTTGTCCGTATTGGTATTGAGTTGATAAAAACTCATCTAGTATTTTTTTATAAGTTATTTTTTTATTTTCATCTTTTTCATTAATAAAAAATCTATCAAATAAAGATATTATTATCATAGGGTTATATTTATCATGTAAATTAATTTGTCCTTTTTTTAATAAATCTGGTAAATCATTTAATTTATCAATTATTTCTATACTTTTTATACTAGAGTTTAATAAAGTTTCATTAGATTTTTTTTGTTCTTCTAATGACAAATTTATTTTCTCTACTTTAACTTCTTTCTCTACTTTTTCTTTCTCTACTTTTTCTTTCTCTACTTTTTCTTTCTCTACTTTTTCTTCTTTTTGATTTAATAATTCATCATATTCTTGTTGTGAATAATATTGACTTTCAGGCTCATAACCATATTCTACTGATTGTGTTTCATATATTTCAGGTTTTTCATAAGTTGAAATATCAATATCTTCTTTGATGTTATTAATTTCATTATCATAATCAGTTCTAAATCTTTTCATCTTTTTATTTAATATTATATATTATTAATAAAAAAATGTTTTTTTATAAATATTATTTTTAATATTAAATAAAAAATGGGAACAATTTACAGTATAATTGAATATATTATTTTTACTTTTAAAAATAATCAAAATAACAAATTAATAGAAAATATTGAAACTGAAAATCAAAATAACATTAATGAAAATTTTGAATTTATATATCCAGACGATTTTTATTGTTCGGTTTGTATAAATAGTTTAAATGAAGAGAAAAATACATCTATAGGAAGTTTTTATATAAAATTTGATTGTAAACATTATTTACATTATAAATGTTTACATGAATATTTAATACAAGATAAAATAACTTGTCCTTTGTGTAGAAAAAAAATAAAAATAACAGAAAATACATTTGGAACAAATTTAAATTTATTTAAATTTTATTGTAAAATAATAGTTAATAAAGATGAAAACAAATAATATAAAGAATAAAAATAATATAAAAAATATAAGAACCATTTTTATTTACAACATTATAGATATGTTTACGAATAGACTTTATGATTCCTTTATAAGCACATATACCAAATATTATAATGATTTTTACAATAGTGTAGAATATACATTACGAAATAAATATTATAAAAATAAAAATGAATATAATGATATAAAAAATGTAATTTTAAATTTTGAGAATGAATATCACTTTGATAATTTTTGTTGTTATTGTTTAAATCCAAAATTAAATGATGTATTTATAAAATTAGGATGTAGCCATGAAATGCATTATTATTGTTTTAAAAAATTCATAAAATTAAATAATAATTTTTGTCCATTTTGTAAAGAAGAGATAAAAGAAGAAAATACAAAAGAAGAGATAAAAGAAGAAAATACAAATGAAGATAAATATTATTTTAAATATGAAATAAAAGAAATGTTTTATAAATAATTTTATTGAAAAAAAGTTATTATTATATTTTTATAAATATAATAATAAAGTAACTATTATATTAAAATGAAGATTGATGGTAAAGAATTTAAGACGTATCTTTTAGATAATGAATTCACCATTAAAAGAAGATTTGCAAAATTAAATAATGTCATACCTGATTTTATACATTTTGAATTAGTAACAAATTTTCCAGAAAATGAATATGAATCAAAAAATTTAGTTAAAATAATAAAAGAATCTAACATAAATGAAATTGAAAATGTATTTAAAATAAATGAAAAACACTTTTTTTTAACTACGGTTGATTTTATATGTTTATGGTGCTATGTTAAATATAAATCAAGTATACCTCCTGTATCAAGTCCAGATTTTTTCATGTTAAATGAATTTTTAGATAAACATAATGTATTATTAGACCATATTGATAATAATATGTCTTATTTTTTAAAAAAGATAAAAGACAAATTAGAATATTTAAATGAATCAGTAGAAAATGAAGTTAAATTATCTGATTATTTTGATAAAATAAAAGAAACAGACTCAAGCGATTTAGAAGTAACAAAAATAAAAAAAGAATATGTTTATACTATTAATGTTGATTCTTGTAATTTTTTTGATTCTATTAATCTTTCAAATGATATTCCATTTGTATCTTTTAAAGAATTTTATAAAGTATTTAAAGATTTTAAACCATTAACAAAATGGATATTTTTAAATGATGACTTGAATATAAAAGATAGTAGAAATAAAAGTATATCTGAAAAAGATATTATAACTTTAAAAGTTTCAAATATGAGAAATACACCTATATTAAAAGAATTAGAAAGTGAATTAAAATCTAATGAAAAAGAACAAATAGTAGAATTAAAGGAAAAGAAAATTCAAGATATGAAGGATGAAATGTATAGTAACGTTTATATAACATTTAAATCATCTTGGGATGAATATCTTGAAGAAAAAAAACAAAAAGAAAAAAAAGAATTAAGAGAAAAACAACAATTAAAATTAATTAATATTGCTTCAGAGAAAGAAAAAGAAAAAGAGAAAATAATAAGAAGAAAAGGAAAAGATCAACAAGAAGATAAAGAAAAGAGAGAGGAAAAGAGAAGAGAAAGAGAAGAATTATTAAAAAAACAAGAAGAAGAAGAAAAACAAGAAAAAGAATTAGAAAAAAGAAGAATTGAAATGGAATTAGAAGAGACAATTAAACAAAAAAAGAAAGAATATAAAATGTTTATTTTAATAGAAACAAATATTACAGATAATAAAGATGGAGAATTAAAAGAAAATGAAATGTTACAACGTGTATTATCATCTTTTAGTATTCCTGTAAAATTATTGAAAGAAGGAGTAGAGAAACAAATACAATCTGAATTTTTAATACCAAACCAAATAATAGATTTTCCTATTATCAAAGATATGTTTTTTAATAACCTTATTTTTAAAAAATTTTTACAACTTGACGAGAGATTATCAATTTATAAATATAAGAGAAATATGTATTTTTATTTTATTCCAGACATAAATGATAATAAAAGTAATTATATAGGATGTTCTATGACTCAAAAAAAAATAGAAAAAATGGATACAAAAATAATTGCAAAAGATCCAAGTAAATTAACATTAGGTAGTTATTATATAGAATTAAAAATACTAAGATGTTTAAATTTAAAATTATCTCAGCAATTTAAAAAGATATTTTGTAAATTTATTAGTTATTACAATAACAATAAAGATAAAGTGATTAATGAATATAAAGAAATTTTAAATGGTAAAAATGTAAACAAAATATTAGAAGATGAGAGGAAATTCAAAGAGCAAAAAAGATACATTAGACAAAAAGAATTACTAAAAGATGTAGATCCAGAAAAATTTATTCCAGGTTATGCAAGAATATGTGAAAAGAAATTTGCTCCAAAAATTTTGAATGAAAATGAAATTGAAAAGTATTTTGGTGAAAATTCTAAAAAAGAAGATATTGAAAAAAGAAAACATATGATGTTGTATCCTAAAACAGAAGAGGAAGGTAAACAGTATTATTATTCTTGTCTAGAAAATAAAAAGAATCATTTGTATCCTGGTTTACAGAAGAATTATCTTGATAATTTTGATAAGTATCCTGTTGTTCCTTGTTGTTTTGTAACAGAACAATCAAAAAAAATAGATTCACCATTTGATTTGTATTATGGTGATAAAAACTTAAATTTTGAAGAAATAAAAGAATATTTTTTAGAAAAAGAAGAAAAAGATACAGCTTCACATATTATAAAAACACAAAAATTTATACCAACTGGACGTTTTGGTGTTTTACCAAAAGATATTATTTCATTTTTACATTCAATTGATCCAAAAAATCAGTATTATAGAAAAGGTTCAATTCGTTCTGTAGATAGTATTTTAGATGTATTATTATATGCAAGAAAAAGCGATTATGATAATTTGTCAATAAGTGAAAAATACAAATATATAAAAAAAATGAAGGAAAAAATTATAAAAATTATAAGTGATAATAACATACAATATTTACAAGAATCTTATAATGTCAATATGATTCAAATGTTAAATGATGATAATAGCTATATTAATCCTCATATTTTTCATAAAATATTAGAATATATATTTGATTGTAATATAATTATTTTTACTAGAAATGAACAAAATCCAGATGGAACACTTTCTTGTCCTTATTATGATAAAGAATATTTACAATTTGAACAAGATAAAGAAAAAAAATATATTTTAATTTATGAACATATGGGAGCAGAAACTGATAATGCAAAATATCCACAATGTGAGGTTATATTTAGATATGAAGAAAATACAATTTATCCAACTTTTAAATATGATAATTTTATAGAATCAATAGATAATTGTTTTACTCAAATGTTTCCTATTAAAAGATTCAATAATATAAATTCTTCATTTAAAAAATATAAAATAAAATCATATGGAGTGAATGAATTTGGTAAAACTATAAATATAATTTTAGAAAAAAAAACTCAAAATAAAGATACAATATCAATTATAACAAATCCTCTTCCTAATTTAGACATAGATACAAGTCAATATATTTTATCATTTTCTAAATATGATAAATTTAATGATAATAAAAAATCATATGAATTTGGATTAGATGAAAATATAAAATTAACATCTTTTGTTAAAGATGGTATCTTTTACGGATTTCAAGGTCAAATTGATAATATTAAATTTTATATACCTACTATTCCTACTAAAACAAGTGGAAATGTTCCTAATACTGATATTGATTTTCCTGTAATTGATCCTAAAACTAACCAAATATCACTAAATAAATTAGAAATATATAATGAATTTAAAAATGTATCTAGACTTTTAGTTGAATACTTTTATTATTTATTTTCAATTGATTACAATTTATATAAGCCTGAATTAGTTGATAATGAATATATTAACGATTTTATTAAAAGAAATATTGTTATTAAATCTGAAAAAATAGATTACAGTAAATTAATATCTAATAGTAGAATATTTAATATTGATATATTTAAAAAATCTAAAACACTTAATAGTTTAAATTTTGAATTACCTGTTCCAAATAGAAATATTTTAGATAAACTTGTTTACAACTTAAAATTAAAATTAGACAGAGAATATATAAAATTGTTAAATTATAATAATTTACAATATGTTCCTAGTTCATATTCTGAAATTGATGATTTTAAATACAGTTTAGAAAATAATAATATTGTTATCAAAGGTAAATATCCAATGATACAATGGATAAAATCAATTAAAAACAATTATAGTGTTTATGATCATGTTCAACTTCCAAAAATATCAGTTTATAATGAAATATACAATATTTTGGATGAAAATCAAAAAAACAATCTATTATTATTAGTTTTTGTTTCTAAATGGTCAAAACCTTCTAAAAATATACAAAACAAATTATATTCAAATAAAACACATAAACTTATATTTGATAGATACAAAGATATAATGACTATTATTTATATTGATATTGATAATCATAAAGCTTTCTCTGATTATTTCTCAATTAAAAATTTACCCACTTTTATATTTTCAAATTTAGATAATGAAAATAAAATACTTAAAATTGTAAGTCGTATTGAAGGTGATATTAAAATGTATAAAAATCTTAAATTGTTAAATTCTGAAATAAAGAATATATTAAATATCAAAGAAGTTGATGAAATATCTAAAGTTCTTAACAATATCAATGATGATTCACAATTAGATAAACAAATAGATGAAGCATTAGAAGATGTAATTGGACAACTAGATATTGAATTGCAAGAATTAGAAGATTTAGAAAATAATGATGAATTATCAGGATCTTATGCGTATAGTAGTGAAGATGAAAAAGAACAAGATTAAAAATAAATTTGAAAAAATAATAAAATAAAAAATGATTTTTATAAAAAAATAAACATAAAGTAATACCTTTTATATTCAATTACATTTTTATAACTAAAATGTTTATTAAATCTTGGGCAGATGAATACGATTCTGATATGGAAAATGATTTTACTAAAAACAAATCAACTTGTAATCAAACTCATATAAATAGTAAAAATAAAGATAATGAAAATTATAACAAAATATATAAATTTTCAGATAAAATATGTAGTAGAAGATGTTCATTAAATTATAATTTATTTACAATTGTTGAAAACAGCGAATATAGTTGTCTTATGCCTTGGTATGTATACCAAGTAAATAATTGTTTAGATGAAATTTATAAAGAAATAAATTTAAACAAATTTAAAATAAATAAAATTGTTGATGCTGGTGCTAATATTGGAGTTGATAGTATAAATTTTTTATATAATTTTCCTAACTCACAGTTAATTTCTTTTGAAATTGATAATAAAACATACAAAGCATTATGTAAAAATTTATTAGAATTTAATAATATAACCAATCTTAATTCAATTAAAGATTTAGAAAACTCTGAAAATAAAGTTCAAGCATACAATAAAGATTTTTTACTAAATTTAGATAAAATAATAAATGCTGATATAGTATTTATTGATGCACCTTGGGGTGGAAAAATTTATAAAGATAAAAAAAGTGTATCTATTTATTTACAGCCTGAAAATCATTATTATAATATATATAACTATGATGAATCAAAAAATATAATTTCTATAACAAAAACAATCTTACAAAATAAATATAATGTAAAATCAGTAATATTAAAAGTTCCTTATAATTACGAATTTAAAAATCTAGAAAATGAAATAAAGAAACTTGATAAACAATTAAATATTACTTATAAAAATATATACAAGGGAAATTCTAGTTATATTGCATTTGTATTGATTTTTATATATATTTAAAATTAAAATATATATAAAAAATTTATATTAATTTACGTGTAAAATAAACACTTAAAGTAAATAAAATACCTCCCCATAATGTATCTAATATAACTGTTTTCCACTCCCAATCTGTTAAAAGAGAAATTGTTGTCAACTCATAGACACCGTAAACAAATATACCCAATAAAAATGCATCAGTTAATGGTTTATTTTCTTTTACAATAAAATAATACAATCCTAAAATTATAAATATGTAACATAATAAAGTACTGTTGAATTTAAGATTTAATGTTTTATTTTGAACTTTAAAAATCTGTTTTTTAAATATATCACTAAAAATAGTAATATATATGAAATCTAATATCAATAAAACAATTGATAAAATTATTATAATTTTATTATCTTTATTTTGCATTTTTATTATTTTAGTTTATTTTATTTTATTATTTTTTTTCATTTATAAATGAAAAAAAATAAGTTTATATTTATAACATTTTTAAAAATTCTTTTTTTTCTATTATTTTTATACCCATATTTTTTGCTTTTATACACTTTGAAGAACTTTCATTATTTTCATAAACGAGAAGTGTGCTTGATTTTGTAACAGTATCATTTACAACATTTCCATTATCTTCTAACATCTTTTTTAAAGTATTATCTCTAAAACCAGTAAAAACAATATTTTCATTTTTTAATATACATTTTCTAATATCTTTATTCTCTTTATTCTCTTTATTCTCTTTATTCTCTTTATTATCTTTATTATCTTTATTTATTTCATTTTTTAAATTATCAATATTTATAAAACTTTTAATTGATTTATAAAATAACTTGTACTTTTCTATATTGTCAACAAACAATTCAGACTGATCAAATATTCCTTTTATTGACTTTATATTTTCAATCCATTTATCTCTATTCTTTATATTATATTCATTTATTACATTAGGATAATTATCTAAAATTAATTTTATTTTTTTATTACCAATACCAAATCCAAAACATCCAGAAGCATACATTAAAATATATTCTTTTTTTTGAATAGTTTCAATTAAATTATTTTTACATACTTGTATTCCTTGTAAAATATTATCAGCAGATTTATCTTTATATTTACCTGTATTTAATAAATCATTTTTAGTTATAGATAAAAATGAAGGTATAGAAGTAAAACCATTTTCATAAATAGTTTCAATAGTTTTTGGACCTAAATGAGGACATTCTAGTTCTTGAAAAAAAGTTAATATTTTTTTTATTTCCATTTCATCATTATTTTCTTCATTTACATAAATATTTACACTCGTTTTACTCCAATTCCAATTTATGTTTCTTGGCAATTCGGCTTTAGTTGATTTTATTACTTTTTTTATATTAGGTATAACATCTCCACTTCTTTCAATTTCAAGAATAGTTCCTTTTCCTATTTGGTTATCATGTATATATTTTCCATTAAATCCAGTAACCCATTCTATATTAACACCATTAATAGATACAGTATTTACTTTTATTCTTGGTTTCAAAATTCCGTGTTTTGAAACATTCCATTCAACTTCCAACACTTCAGTTTCTACTGTTTTACTTATATTTTTTAAAGCAATACTATGTTCAGGATTTTTATCAATTGGATCTCTATTATAAACTAAATTTTGTGAAATAACTATACCGTCTATTTGATAATTTGATTCGTTTATAAATTTTTCTAAAGTATTTTTAATTTCGTTAAATGAAGGATTAGATAATAATTTATACTGTGGTATTTTAAAATTTAGTTTATTTAAAATATTAAACTGTGAATGAAAATCTTTATTACAATTATATAATCTATATGATATAAAATCTACTTGATTTAATTTATTTTTTACTTCTTCGTTTATTTCTTTTGTATGAACTATTCCTGAAACTATATTTCTTAAATTAATATTATTTAAACTATTTTGAATTGGTATAATTAATTCTCCTCTTATATTTATTGGATAATTTTGATCTTTTTGTTTATTTGTGTATTCAACTATGTTCATTATTCGATCTTCCATATTTATATATTTAATTAAATGTGAAATATCACATCCAATTTTTCCATTTCCTCTAGTGCATAGTTTTACTATTATATCTTTTCCTTTTTTATTTATAGTTAATAATGCTGATATACCATCTAATTTTTCACTAATTAAATATTCAAATGTGTTATTTATATTTAATTTTTGTTTCCAACTTAAATAATCATTTTCATGTTTTATTTTATCAAGAGAACCCATAAACACTTCAAGATTACATTTTTTATGATGAGGAACTGATCCAATTTCATTATCTAAATGTATATTATCTATTTTTACCATTTCTATCATTTGATCATACATATTATCATTAATATTTTTTAGAAAAAATTCTATTTCAGATAAATTAGAAAGTTGAAACCATCTTTCTATTTTTTTTTGTTCTTTTAATGTTGGTAAATCATTATTATAATAATATTTTCTAATAATATCAATTAATAATTTTTTGTTTTCTTCATCTTCATCTTCCATAAAATTAAAAATATTTTTATAACTCATCTTTTATGATATATTGTTTTTATATTGTTTTTTATTTTTATAATTATTTTTTCATTTTTTATTTGATTCTTTTAATATTTCTTAGAGTGTTTCTTAGAGTGTTTCTTAGAGTGTCTTTTAGAGTGTTTCTTAGAGTGTCTTTTAGAGTGTTTCTTAGAGTGTTTCTTAGAGTGTTTTCTTGAGCGTTTCATCTTTCTTTTTGATGTTTTCTTTGAAACTTTTCTTGATTTTTTTGATGATCTAAAAAGTTTGTTAAATGATTTAACAATACTTTTATTTAATTTTTTTAATCCACAATAAATTTTCTTTAAAGCACTTGTTGAACGTTTGGATACTTTTTTTGATCTTCTAGAACTTCTAGAACTTTTTGATTTTACCATTTTGTTTTTATTATTTAAAAATATTTTTTTTATTTTTTATTTTTTAATTTAGATAATGTTTTCTACAAACAGGTATATAATTTATTGAACCTATTACTTTTTGTTCAATTTCATTTGTTATTCTTTTTGAAAATCTAGCAGGTGTTTCATCTTTACACACTGAACAATATGCAGTTAATATCTCAACTGTATCTGCATATGGTATTAAATCTAATAAATTATATTTGAATGTTTGTCTTTTAAAATCACCATCTAACCCACATATTAATACATCTTTACCATATTTTTCGCATAATTCTATTGATACAATATAAACATCTTCAAAAAATTGTCCTTCATTTATTACAAATACGTCATATTCATTTATTTTATCTAATAATGGTTTTAATTTATCTAAGTAAATACCTTCGCATCCAACTCTATCATGTGTATAAATATTATCTTTTCCATATCTTGTATCTTCTATATAATTGACAAATAATACTTTTTTTTGAATAGATTTGTATCTTTGAATTCTTCTTATAAGTTCACTTGTTTTACCTGAAAACATACATCCTAATACAAGTTGAATATTTCCTAGTTTAGAACTCATTATGAAATATATGTAATATTAATTGATTTAAATATTTAAATATATATAACAAAATCAGTTTTTATATTAATCAGATTTATAAAATGTCTTCAATTAATATTACAAATTCTAATGTATATATTTATAATAACACAGATGAAAACTCTAATGATAATTTAGTTTATGTATACAGATATATAAACACACCTTCTACTGGTCCTAATTTTGTATCATCAACTGGTGTGAATAGTTCATTTTCTACTGGTCCTAATTTTGTATCATCAACTGGTGTGAATAGTTCATTTTCTACTGGTCCTAATTTTGTATCATCAACTGAATCCAATTTTTAAACAATTAATTTAATTATTTTATATTTTTTAAAAAAATATAAAATAAATATGTAAATAAAAATATAATTTATTCTAACTTCAACAAATATAAAGTTTTATTAGTAATAGCTAATATTTCATCACGAATATTATACAAATCTGTGTTTTTCATTTCTTTATCACTTCCTAAATGTTCTGGGATATCTTTCATTAAAAAAGACTTAAATTGTTGCAAATGTAATTTAAAATCGCTAAAATCCATATTTCTTAAAGGAACATTAACCTTTTCATCCTTGAAGGTTAATGTGTTATATTTACCTTGATAAACTTCAACCCATTGATCAATGAGAGTTTGTAAAGTAGTATATAATTGATCACTAGCAACGTGTTGCGCATAGCTTTTAGTTTGCCAGTGGAAAACTTTGATAAGATTTTGATAATAAAAGAAGTTTTGTAATAATTTACTCATTTTATAAATAGTAAAAGATATTATATAATATCTTTTTTTAAATAATTAATATAAAGTATAATTATAAATATATTTTAGCTTTTAACGATAACTTTTTTTATTTTTTCTAAATATAAAATAGCATCCATATGTTCTTCTTGTGCATGAAGAATCCATTCATATAAACTTAAATCATTTCTATCTAAATCAGTTCCATATTTTTCTTTGCCTATCTTTGATCTTTCCATAAATTTATTTATAACTGAAGTTACAACTGAATCTAGTTTATATTCAGTATTTTTATTTTCTTTATTTGTGACTTCATTTTCTAATTTTATAAGTTTTTCTTCTAATTCATTTTTATATTTTTTTTCTAATTCCTTTGTAACTCTAGCTTCTATTTCCTCTTCTTTTTTTGTTTTGAAAAGATCATCTCCTTTATAAGCTGTATTTAATGTTTTATAATCATCAACAGTTTCCATTTTTTACAATAATTATTTATAATTTAATTTATTTTTTTAAATTAAATTAAATTTTTTTTAATTAAATTATCTAGTATTAACAACTTGATCAAATAAACCTGTGCTAATTTGATGAGCAACAACAATAATTCTTTTATCAGAAAGATTTTCTTTTAATTTTTCTAAAATATCATTTGTCAAGTCAGAATCTAAACTTGATATAGATTCATCTAAAAGTATCATATCGCTTTTACATATATGATTAAAAGCCAACATTATAGCAAGTGATACTCTATCATATTCACCACCACTTAATGATGATAATTCTACTTCTTCCCCTTTGTAACATACTTTAATATCAATTACAGGTTTAATTTCATTTTTATCAATATTACTTTTTTTATCTTTTGATAATTTTTCCTTAAAAGGAACAATATCAACAATAATTGAATCATTTTGAAAAAATTTTTCAAGATAATCATTTATATAATAATTAATAGTATCAATACATTTTGTAAGAGATATACTTTCGGTTTCATTTATTTTATTTAAAAACATTTCATGAACAACAATTTCGTTTGAAATGTTATCATACATATACTGTTGTATTCTTTTTTCATTAAATAATCTTTTCCATTCCTCATATAAATTTGTTGAATTTATATATTTGTTATATTCTTCTTCCAATTTATAATAATTATTTATTTCAATTTCAATATTTTTATATTTATCATTTATATTTTCGTTTAATATTAAAAATTCCTTAACTGAATTTAAATTATTATTTAATAAATTTATTTTATTATTTAGCTTTATAAATTGAATTTCTACTTGTTCTAATTGTTCTTTACAATTATTTAATTCTTGATTTAATTTAGTCTGTATTAACAATTCATCATCAATTTCATTTTCGTTTAAATTTAACTCACTTTTATTTAAAGATTGAAATAAATTTTTATCATTTTTATCATTTGTATCTTTTATTTCTTTTATAGTTTGTATAATTGATTTTAAAAATTTTATAACTGTTTGATTTTTTGTATTTTGTAATATTTTTTTTAAATAATCAATATTGTCTTTTATATCAAAATTATTGATATTTAATTCATTTATTTTTATTTTAATGTCATCTATATCAGATTTATATTTAATGTTATCCTCTAATAATTTATTTAAAATATTCATTTTATTTTGAATTTTATTTATTTCATTTTTATTATCATCATTTTTATCTTTATGATAATTTAAATCAAATTCTAAATATTTCAAAAAAATAGTATCTGCTCTACTTAAACGTTTAATAAAATTATCTATTTTTGAATTATAATTAATTAATTCTATTTTTAAGCTTTCCAAATTAAAAATTTCTTTTTGTTGTTCATTTATTTTATTATTATATTCTGTCTCTTCATCTTGAAATTTAGAAAGTGTTTGTTTATAAATCTTTGGGTCAATTGGTTCATTTTGATCTATTTTTAATTTTTGTTCAGATTTTTCATTACTTGTTTCAAACCGTAATGAAACATTACATTTAGGACATTTATGTATTTGATTTTTTAATTTCCATTCTTGTTTTAATTTATTTATTTGATCTTGTTTATTAATTAGTAATTGTTTTAATTCTTCCAAATTTTGTTTTATTTCATTTATTTTTCCATCTATTTTTTCAACGGAATTTAGTTCTTGATTTATTTCGTATGATATATTTTTTGTATTTTTTGTATCTTTTTTAAAATTTAGATATTCAATAAGTGTCTGAAAACTCTTTTTCCATTTATCTAAATTATTAATAATATAGTCTGTATCATTTGATATAGATAATAATTGATCTTTACAATTATTAAATTTATTTTCAAGTTTATTTTTTTCATTTTCTAGAAAATTAACTTGTTCATTTACAAATAAAATTAAATTATTTTTTTCATTTTCTAATTTAATATTTAAATTGTTTAATTCTTTTTGAGTTTTGTAATATATTTTTGCATTTTTTAAAAAATCATAATAATTATCACCTTTATAATTAATTGAATTAATTTTATTTTTAAGTTCTATTTTTTTTATTTCATATTCTTCAATATCTAAAGTTATTTGGTCTTTTTGTTTAAGATACTCTTTTTCTTTTACTATATAATTTGTATAATTATTATAAATTGATATCAATTCACTTTGTTCTGTTCTTAATTTTTTCAAGACAGATTGATCATAATTTATTTTTTTTTGTTTTTTAAAAAAATCTTTAATTGTTTTATTTTTTTCAGAATCGGATAAAGATAATGTAATGTTATAATCTATTATATTAAATATTTTTTTTTCTATAATTTGAAGTTCATTTTCATATAATGAAATTTTACTTTTGTTTTCTATTGATTGTTTTTTAAATTCAGATATTTTTTCTTTACAATTTTTTTTAATTGTTTGTATATCAATTTCAGATGTATTTTCATTTAAACCATCTATTACAAATTTTTGAAAAAAATTCATCTTTTCAGAAGGTGTCAAACTTAAAAACGAATGTATCATTTTTTGACTCATATAAGAAGTTTGTTGAAAATAATTTCCATATACTGAATCTATTACTTTTTGTGCTTCATCGTCTTCTAAAATAACATTTTCATCTTCTCTTAATTTAACTGTTAAACGTCCTGGATTTTTTGTTCTTGTAATTTCGTAAATAATACCCTCATTAAAAGTTAATTTTACACTACATTTTTTTTCTCCATATGAAACTATTTTTGTGCCTACACCTGTAATTGCGAAAAATATAGAATTTAAAATTGAACTTTTACCAGAACCACTTGTTCCATTTATAAGAATAAGACCTTTGTTATTAAAAATAACATTATGTTTTTTCCAACAACGAAAATTTTGAATTTCAACTTGCATTTTAATTAATTTAAGACTATTTTTATTAATTTATAAATTAAATTTTATATATAAAATCATTTTTTTATATAAAATTAAATAATTTATATAAATATAAAATGTATAACGAATTTTACATATTAACTAATACAAATATTCTAAATACAATAAAAAAATATTTGGAAGATTATTTTAATTTTTTAAATAAAACTCAAGGAGGTGATACGGTTAATAATACAAATTATTTATATTATTCAAATAAATTTATATTAGAACATGAAAATTATTATAAAACTAATAAAACTTATTTTGATACTATTTTTAATTATGACGATTTTATTATAGGTCAAAATGAAAATGAATATTATGGATTATTAACATTACATCAATATTTACAATTATTAAGTAAAATGTTAATTTTACATGATGATAGTTTTAATATAGATTATACTTTAAATTGTCCTCCAAATAAAAACATATCAAAAATAAGAAATATATATGATAGTCAATTTATATTATCTGATAATATATATTGTAAGTATATTATAAAAGATAATGAAGTGTATCCTTTATTTATTGGATCTTTTACAATAGATAAAAATAATTTTTTTTGTTATATATACAATATATGTTCTAATGCAAATAAAATAAATAAAAATTTAAATACAAATTTTGAAACTAAAAATCTTTTAAATAAAATGTTGAATATATTTTATAAAGTTACAAATAGTGATACATTTGCTTTATTTATTGATTTAAATAATCCATCATTTTCTAAAGCATTTTCCTTATATTTTAATAATGGATTTTTACCATTAGTTGATATATTTGATACATATGAACAAAGTATATTGGAAAAGATGTTAGGTTGTGATTCTACTTTTCCAAATTATATAGATTGTCAAAAAATAACAAAGACAAAAATGCTAATGATGAAAACAACAAATGATAGATATTTAAATATACTTTATTATAAGGATAGTTTGACATCAAAAGATGTTTTAATAAAAAGAGGTAGTGTTATATTTTATGATACTTTATTAGCATTTTCCTATAGATGTTCATGTATATTTGATGAATATTATGAAAAAAATAAATACATATGTAAAGATTCAATTAAACTATTAAATAAATATTTTACTAAAAATAATGGAGAAAATCAATCTATAGTTCATATTAGCACAGATGGAACTAATATTAAATATTTTGATGAAATAAATGGTTATATAAATGATGCAAATAATATTTTTTCACCTATTCCAGATTATTACAAACAAATAGTTTTAAATAATCAAGAATTGTATAGATTCCTTTCACTTGTTAAAATAATTAATGTAAATGATATATTTAATAAAAATATTAGATATATTAATCCTAAAATTTCAATTGGTGTAACAGAATATAATATTGATAATATTGGTTTTTCAATTCAAACATTTCCATACATAGATACTATAATTCCAAAACAAAATTATTTTAATTCAAAGTTATATACATACAGAGAACTTGAAAGCAAATTTTATAATGAATTTTCTAATTTTGATTTTCAAACTAATATAAACGATTCAGATCAGTTTATATTTATTCCTTGTAATTATGCATTTTTTTCAAATATAAATAATAAACAAAATTTTATACATTCAATTTCTATGATATATAATAGAAAAGATAAAGAACTATATTATTTTGATAGTCAAACTATAAGTGATAGAAGAACTAAACAGGATAATTATGTATTTAAATTATTACTTAAATTAATAGTTAAAATATTAAGAAAAAATAATTGTGAAGTTAATAATGAAATTGATTTAACAAAATATATTGATATCAACACAAAAAAATCTTTATATACAAAGATACAAAGTAATTTTGCAGATGATGAATTTGGAAGTTTATGTGTTATACTTTCACATATTCCTTATATAGCAGTAAATTTAATTGATATCAATAAAAATATAGAAAAACAAATGAAGTTTTATGTTTGGTTTTTATTTTTTTCAGCAATTATTTTAAAACAAAAACAAAAACTAGTTTCACCTATTTTAAATTTACAAAGTAATATTATGATAACGTTTCCATATCTTTATACAAATATATACGAAATAATTAAAAGTTTTAATAATAATAAACAAAAATTAAATCAAAAAGATATTGATATATTAAATACTTTAGATTTTTATAATAAACAATTTATACAAACTATACAGGATTTAAATAACAGATTAATACAGGTTATAAATGATAAAGATGAAATACCATACAAATACTCTAATTTTTATTTTTAATTTTTATTTTTAATTTTTAATTTTTATTTTTAATTTTTTATTTAAATAATTTTAATAATTGATAATAAGTATTTGAATTTGTTTCTTTACAAACTGAATAACTATCATTATAAGGTGGAACATTTCTACAACCATCTATTTTAGAACATATTTTAAAACATTCATCTGTTTTTTTTATCCATCTTATAAATTGGATATTAATAATCCTATCATCATCTACTTTAATAAACTTAGTTCCATCTAATATATCACTTTGTTCATTCATTTTTTTTATATAACTATGATATTTAAATTTATTATATTAATAAGCAAGAGCTAGTTTTTTAACATTACTATAATCTGGTAATTTAGTTTCATTATTAAATCTTGTAATACCATTTGCATTATCAATCATTCCACCAATATAACCCATACCTTTTGTTTTTGACATAGATTGAGTTTCATAATCGTATTCATTTGCTTTATTTGAAACAGACATAGATCTATCATTAATATTAGTCATAGCAGAAGTCTGAATCTTAGAATCAAGTTCAATTAGACCAGTATTTTCATACTGTTTTTTATATCCAGGAGTAATAGTTGAAGAAGCAGCATGAAGTGGCATATTTCTATTAAGTTGAATATTATCTTCTTTATTATTAAAACTTAAAATAATAGAATCACCACCTCCTGAACTTGCGTTAGTTTGAACTACTTTAGATATATAATCTTTAATTCTAATTGGAGTTCCATCATCTCTGTTAATAGTAATTGGTTTACCTAAACGAGATTGAACTGCAATATTCATTTTATCTTTGACAGAACCCTGAACTTCAGTAAGATCATTACCATTTTGAATATAAACTTTTATATTTGGATTAGCAGAAACATTTTGAACTTTAATATTATTTTGGTTAATTGCATCTGAAACAATAGATTTATCAGAAGTGTTTTGTAAATAATCAGGTACATCAAATAAATTGGTAGAAGGATTTGCATAATGTGAAAATTGAAGCTTATTCTTTTGAATAGCTCTATCACCAAATACATCAACATCAAGTGGTAAACTAATATTAAAAGTTGCGCTTGGACGAATAGATAAATAATTAATTTTTTTAACATCAATAGCATTAGAAACGACAGTTAAATCAACATTATTTTGAAGATTTGGAGCAACGAATCCACCAATCGTAGAAACACCTGGATTTGTTGTAGCTGCTGTTTCAGGACGACGCATTCTAGACTTTGGTAATAAATCTTCTTGAGTCATAATAGGTGGTCTAAAAGCACCATCTTTTATAATCTTATAAGGATTAGTTGCAGTTGGAGTAGCCATAGTAGTAAGTTTAGCTCCATTTCCACCATAATTAGAATATGAAACATCAACCATAGGATTGACACCTCTAGCAATATAACTAATTCCTTCATTGATACGTGAATCATCATTTCTTATCATAAATGTAACATCTCCCATTTCAACACGTTCTTTTTTCTTTGTATGGATAGATTTAGGAGGTTCCCTTAAAATATTGGGTCTTTCCCAAGAGGGCATTGTGTAACTCTGCCATTTTGGTCTTTGATATGACATTTTTATAGAATAACTTATTATATTATAATTTAAAAAATATTTTTAAAATATTTAATTATTTTTAATTTTAAATTTAAAATTAAAAACATTTGTATTAATTTAATTAATTATAAAGTTATAAAAATTTATAATACCATCATATCATTTTCTAAAACATTTATTTCTGATCCATCTTCCATCATAAAATTTAAATTTTGTTCATTAAGATATTTTGGTTTTAATACCATACCATAAAAATCATTATTTGGCCCCATATATTGAGATATCTTTTGAGTTACATCTTCTTCATTTTTATTTAAAATCATAAGAGGCTGTTGCTTTTTATTAAAAGAATAACGATTGACAATAACTGGAATTTTATAAGTTTCTCCATTTAAATAAAATGATACACAATATACTTGTTCACTAATACAATCAAATAACAAAGGAGGATTAAATAATTTATTTTTATATTCCATATACGTTCTAACTACCTTTGTTTTTGTCATATTATAAGCAATTTTTAATATTAATTGTGTATTTTTACTAAAAAAATAATTTAAAACATAATTATAAAAATGACTTGACTTCTCTTTAATAAATTTTACCATTAATGATAAATATCTACATAAAACATTATACATATTAGATTGAGATTCAATAAAAATATCTTTATTTGAATTATAAAAAACAAACATTAAAAAATTAAAAATAAACAAGGATAAACTAGTTCTATCAAAATCATATAATAAATTTAATAACTCACTACACAATACTAATATTAATAATGTATTAGTTGAGTTATAAATAAAATAATCATTACTATCTAATATTTTTTTATATCTTTCAACTTCTTTTTCACTACTTTGTTCACTACTTTGTTCACTACTTTGTTCACTACTTTGTTCACTACTTTTATTGTTTTCTTTTCTAGGTGTAGTTGGTGGAGTTATTAGATCAGGAATATCATCATCAACTGAATGAGTATTATCATTTGTTAATAAACTATCAACAAGTAAATTTTTTAATTCCTGTAAATTATCTGACATTTTTAAATTAATAATTAAAAATTAATTATGATTTGTTATATAAAATTAATTCTTTAAAGAGAATTAATTTTATAATTAAAAAAATATAAATAAAATTAAATAAAATAACTTACACCAGTTGATCCAAAACCTCCTGAAGATCTATCTGTTTCACTTATTTCAGTAACTTCATTAAAAAGAGGAAATTTAAAAGATTCAAATATCAATTGAGCAACTCTATCACCTTTTTGAACTTCAAACTTTACATTTGAAGTATTATATAATAACACCTTAACTTCCCCAGTATAATCAGGATCTATAACACCAGCCATTACATCAATTCCATGTTTTAAAGCTAAACCACTTCTTGGTGCAATACGTCCATAAACATTAGAAGGAAATTGAAATTTTAAACCAGTAGAAACTAAACAACGAGAATTTGGTTCAATTATATAATCTTCAACTGATACTAAATCTGAACCAGCTGATAAAGAGCTTCCACTTTTTGGTAAAACAGCATGTTCATGACACTTTAAAACATTTACTTGAATATGTGTATTGGACATTTTTAGATTATATTATATATTTTTTTAAATTAGTTATAATTTTTCAATTTAGTTATAAATTAAAATAAATATTAAAAAATGAGTTTAAAAAATATAGAAATAGTTAAATGTAGTATATATAATTTAATAAAAATGTCAAATAATTTACAAATTGAAAATGAGCTTGTAATACCTACATTTGGGTTTATAAACAATGGTAATATTTGTTATTTTAATTCTTTATTACAATGTATAATAAATTGTAAATATATAATGTTTTATTTAGTTAATGAAAATAAACCAAAAAATGAACTTCAATTGTTTTTTAAAAATAAATTTATTCATTTTACAGAATTGTATAATAACGAAGATCATAAAAATTTTAATAAAGAAACATCTATGTTTTCATATGAACTTTTAAAAATATTATTAAAAAAATATAGACAATTTGATATAAACCAACAACAAAGCAGTAGTGAATTTTTTTTATATATTATTGAAGAACTTGGAATAGAACATTTTTTTAAAATAAAACACAAAATTAATATACATTGTGGTAATTGTAAAAATGTATCATCTAAAATAGATGAATGTTTCCATTTTGAAATGTTTTGTGATGATATTGAAAAAGAAGTTGATATTGACGATTTTATGTATTCTACAAATGTTATAAATGGATATAAATGTGATAATTGTAAAAATACATCAAAAGCTATTTATGAAAAACAAGCTTTAAATATATCTAAATATTTTGTGATTTTGCTAAATAAATATTTTAATAAAGTTAAAATTGAATATCCAAACACATTTGAAATGTTAGTAAAGAATATGAATAACAATCAAATTCAAAACGATATTCCAAAAAATTGTGTTTGGGAAAATATTGGACAAATTGAACATCAAGGTCATTTATATTCAGGTCATTATACTGCAATTTGTAAACGTTTAAATAAAGTATTTTATTTTGATGATATGAGATTAAATATATCAGATGATAAAAAAATACATCCTTCTAAAAATACATATATGATTTTTTATGAAAAGCAATATTAAATAAAATTTTTTAAATTTATTATAAACTATATTTAAATGATTTTATAATTATTTAAATTATAAAATCAAATAGTAAATGTCATTTACATTTAATAAACATAATCCAAAATCCTTTGTAGTAAGAGGAGATATAATTGATAATTTAAAAACACGTCAACAGCTTATTTCAAAATTATCTGGAAAATGTGTATATAATACTAGATTAAAATTAGGTAGTGGTTTATTGGTTCCTATTAATGAAACAAATGAACAAGTTTTAAATAATTTTAAATTGGAACATTCTAAATCCTTAAAAGAACCATTATTAACTATATCAAATGAAACAAACAACAATGAAGAACATAAGTCTCAACAAAATAAAGAATTAGAAAATAATAATGAATCTAAATTAGAATCTGTTATAGTTCCTTATGATGGACCAAAAGAAAGTAACGAAAATGATACAAATATTGATGATCTATTATTAAAACTTATTAATGATTCAGATAACGATTATAAAGAAAATAAAGAAAATAAAGAAAATAAAGAAAATAAAGAAAATAAAGAAGGTGAAAAGCATACATTTAAAATTGTAAAATCTAAAAATAATACAAATTTAAAAGAAAATAAAAAAGAAAATAAAAATCAAAAAAACAAACATAAAGAAAAACAAGTATCTATAATAGATAGTAGAGATAATAGTAAATTAAAAATGTCACATAATGAAAAAGATATAAGAAGTAGAGTTGATAGAAATGAAAAAGATAGTCGTAGTAGAAACGCTATGAAATCTGAACCAAGAGATGATAGACGTGACGACAGAAGAGATGATAGAAGAGATAGACGTGATGACAGAAGAGATGACAGAAGAGATAGACGTGATAATAGAAAAGATGATAGAAAATCAAGAAGTAGAAGAGATGATAGTTCGTCTGATTCTGATTCAGAATCAAGTGATTCTGATTATTCCTCTGATTCATCAGACTATAGTGGAGATAGTTCTGAAGATGAAAGAATTCAAGAAACTATCAGAAGAAAAGGTCAAAGACCAAATAGAAAGAAGTTAGAATTGAATGATTCTGATGTTGATTCAGACCATGAAGATATTGTTACCTTGTCAAGAAGAGTTAGATATCTTATAAGAAAGGTAAAAACAATTGAAGATTTTTTAAGAAAATAAATTTATAAATAGTTTATTTTTATTTTTAATAAAAATAAAAATAAAAATAAAAATAAAAATAAAAATAAAAATAAAAATAAAAAATAAATTAAATAATATCATTCAAAGCAATAGGTAAATATTTATTCAACCATTTTCTTGAATTTTCTATAGTCATCTCACTTAAACATATATCTATAAGATTTTTACTTATAGTATCAATTCTTTCTTTCATATATTCTTCCATAAATTTAGAAATTAATTTAAATCTATTTTCATTAGTTAACATTTTATTTTCTTTTATTAACATTTTATTAAAATAAATTTTCATATTTGATAATAATTTTTCAAGATAATTCATAGCTGTATTTTTTTTAATTTTACTTCCAATTAAATTGTCTTTATTTCCATTATAAATCAATTCTAAAACTATATCTTTAATTAATTTTATTTTTTCTAATTTTTTTATATCTGGAGTTAAAGTTGATGCTTTTAATAGTTCTTTTTTCATAGAAGGTGAAGATGATTTTATTCTAAATGATGAAATATTTTTATTTAAACTTAATTCATCTTTTAAAATTTTTCTCATTTTATCTTCAACGATATTGAAAAAATTATCTATATCTTTATTACTAACATCTACTAAATAGTTTTCTTTTACCATATCATAATTTTCTTTAGAATTGTATACAAATTTCTCAAAATAATTTTTAATTATATCTTTTTTTAATTGTTTAAAATAATTATAGTCACTTTTTGCTTTATTATATTCTGATATATTATCTAGTTTTTTTAATAATTTTTTAATTATAATTTTATGAATTATATATAACATAAGTTTTAATTTAGATTCTGTATCTTCATAATTCTTTTTATGTATAAACCCATTTTCATATGCATCATTTAATACAGATTTAACATATTTTAAATATATTTTATTATCATTTGAATCTATCTCATCTTCTTCATTATTTTCTTTTTCTTCTTTCTTTTCTTCTTTCTTTTCTTCTTTTTCTTCCTTCTTTTCTTCCTTCTTTTCTTCTTTCTTTTGAGATTTTAATTGTTTCTTTTCATCTTTTTTAGGTGTTTTTACTTCCTCCTTTTCTTTCTTTTCTTTCTTTTCTTCCTTTTCGTTCTTTTCTTCCTTTTCTTTTAAAGATATTCTTTTTTCAATACATTTTTTAACATCGTGATAATATACCTTTCCATCTTTACAAAATAATTCATTTGTATCAATTTTTACATTATCCAATATATGTCTTGCTAATTCTTCTTTAGATTCAAAATTACAATTCAAACTTGGATATTTTTTACACAATTTATCTAAATCGTTTCTAGATAAACTATTAAAATTGTACATATCTATTTTTTTAACTGTATTTAAATTACCATAATTTGACATTAAGAAAATACCATTTGGTGAATTTTTGCTTACACATTTATCTGTAAATTTATTATATGTTTTATCATCAGGACAAGAAATAGGTTTTTTCTTTCTTAAATTATCTTTTATTTGTTGTCTAATTTCATCGTTAACTACTTTATTATAAATTACAGGTGATAATTCTACAGTTGGAGATTTTGTTTTTTTTGATTTTGATGTTTTTGGTGTCTTTGAAGATTTTTTTGACTTTGATGTTTTTTCTTTTCTTTCAACACATCTTTTTGAATCTTTATAATAAATCTTATTTTCATTACATAATCTTTCTTTATTGTGTATATTAATATTGTTAAATATATGTTCTATCATTTCTTTTTTGTTCATATTTTTACAATCAATGTCAGTTTCTTTACAAATATTTTTAATAATATCTGATGAATAATTTACATATTTATCTAAATCTTCTTTAGTGACATCTTTTAAATCAGCATTTTTACTTGTCATAAAAATACCAGAAGCACTATCTTTATTTACACATTTATTTGTAAATTTATTTAAAATTTTTCCATCTTTGCAGATTAGTTTTTTTGACAATTCTTTACCTATTTTTGTATTAACAATATCTTTAACTTTTTCTATATCTATTTCTTTTATTTTTTTAGGTTTTTGTTCTACTAGTTTTAATGCTAATTCTTTAATTTCTTCAGATTTTTTATCTGAAAAAAGTTTAGATAAATCTTTTTCAACCTTTTCAACTTTTTTAATTAATTCAGCATCCACTTTACCATCTTTTCTACCTAATTGTGAAGGATGAAAATGTGGTTTTCTTTCAAATAATTTTTCTTTTAGTGCTTCTATATTACTTTGAACTTTAAATAGTCCAGATGGTAATTTTTTTTGTCTTTCATCTTTTAATATATTTATTTTTTTTTTAGTATCGGTAAAATCAATTAAATCTATTTTGTTATCATTTATTTTATCAACGATATCTTTTCTTTTATCTATAGTGTTAAATATATCAATAACAATCTTTTTAAGAGCATTTTTAAGTTCTGTTTTATAAACATAATTATATTTTAATTTGTCATATAAATCAATATAAAACTTATTAACAATATCTTTGTTTAATATATTAAACAAATAAGGCTTTTTATCAGTAGTATAATTTATAGATTCAAAAAATGAATCTATAATGTATTTATCTGTTTGGTTCATTTTATTAAATATATAATATTTTATGAATTAATTTAAAATAATAAAATAAAAAAAATAAAAAATAAAAAATAAAAAATAAAAAAAGTTAAAATAATATTAAATAATAAAATGAGTAACAATTTGTTGTTTTTAAACGAAAAAAATTTCTTTTTACAAGAAGGAAAAAAAGGAAATGTATTATGTTGTAACACAAGGGGTATCACTTTAATTTTATTTTATTCAAAGAGTTGTCCTCATTGTAGTGAAGTATTTCCTATTTTTCAAACATTACCTAAAGTTGTTCCAACCTGTCAATTTGGTATGTTAAATATTTCAAATAATATGAAAGTTGCACAAATGTCTTTAGAATCAATTTGTCCAATTGAATATGTTCCTTTTATCATTTTGTATATAAATGGACGTCCATTTATGAAATATACAGGACCAAAGACACTTGAAGACATTGGTAAATTTTTAGATGATGTTATTTCTCGTTTAAATGCAAAAAAGAATTTTTCTGTTTTAAAAATAGATAACCAGGAAGCTGAGATTCCACCTTATTCTGTTGGTGTTCCTTTTAATTTGGTATGTGAAGGAGAACAATGTTATTTAAGTTTTAGCGAAGCTTATAAAAAGTAAATATACTTAAAATAAAAACATCAAAAAATAATTATTTTAATATTTATTATCAAATATTAAAATAAACTAAAACATATTTTTAATGAATAATTTTGAAAATATTAAATAGGCTTTATTATCTTCTATTGTATCTTGTCTTTATTTCTTTTTAATTAAAGAATATATACATTCTAAAAAAACTCATATAATCAGTCTTGTAATTGCTTTATAATTATTAATTATATATTTATATTATCAATCGTTGCAAAAAATAAAATCAGGTATAGTATATGCCATAATAAATGGTATTATGTTAATTGTTGTTGGTATTATAATTGTAAGTAGATAATTGTTTATATTTTTTATATTTAATTTAAAATAAACCATTATATTTTTTATATAATTTCATGATTGCTTTTTCTTTCATTTTTGCTTCTACTTCTAAATCAATAGTAATAGATGGAAATTCATCTAATATATGAAATATTTGATCCGGTATTTTTTCTACATAATCTGAATGATGTCCTATTTTTCCTGAACCTTGTTCGCTTACATGCATTATGATTCTATTTCTATTTGTATTTTGCCAACTTTCAATCACTTCAGGCATCAAATCCATTATTTCTTCTTGTTTTTCTTTTTTATATATTAAATTGCGACATTCATAATGATGAAAATCAAAAACAACTGGTATTCCACATTCTTCTGATATATCAAGACAATCACGAGTTGAATATTGTCTTTCACAGTTTTCCAAAACTAATCTATTTTTAACAGTTGTTGGTAAATCACTAAATTGTTCTATCCATCGTCTTTTTGTATTTTCTTTATCATTATAAGTTCCACCACCATGAACAATAATAACACCATCTTTATTAATACCCATAGTGTCAAGAATATTTGCATGATGTTCTAAATCTTCTACAGTTTTTTCAAAGGTTTTTTGGTTTGGAGTTCCTACTTGGTTATATTGCCCTGGATGCATCAAGATGCGTTGATTAAATGCTTTTGCAACTCCACCTGCTAACATAAGATCTTCCTCAGCAAAATCAATTGTGTATTTTTCTGTTTCTGTATCAGTAAAATGTGGGAACATATCACTACTTAAACGAAAACAATTGATATTATGTTCATAGTTCCAAGTCATCATTTCAGGTAAATCTCTAACATTTTGAAGAGCAAGTTCTTTAGCTTTTTCCACAGTAAAATTTTTACGAATACATGTGCGAGAGTTAAATACAGGAAATTTTTTTCTTTCCCGAAGCTCAGTATTAATACAACATAAACCAAGACAAATACGAGATTTATATTGAGAATACTTAGAATGAATATTTTGAGAATTTTGAGAAGACATTTTTATGGTTATATTGTAAGTGTTATTTTTAATAAAAAATCAATTTTTTACATTGAATAATTCTTTTTCTTTGGAAATATTAATATTTTTATCATAACATTCGTTTATTTTAACAAAATCTGTTATAATACTTTTATCTTTAAAATCTTCATATTTGTATATATTATTATTATAATCAGTTGCTTTAATAATTAATAATTCTAATAATAAAAATAATAAAAATAACCTATTTGGTAGACATTTTTTATTATTATCAATTTCACATGTTAATTTATATTTTTTTAAAATATCTAATTTATTACTTTTATCCAAATATTTTTTAATAATATCATCAATTAATCTAATATCTTTTAATAATTCTTTCTTATTATTTATATTTTCAATTATTTCTTTTAAAGTATTTATATCTTGATATATTTTTTCTTTATATTCAGAAATATTTGAACAATCAGATTTTATTGAACAATCATAATCACATACACTTGATATTATTTTTTCATCGTATTTTTTTGAATTTATACATTTGTATAAACAATTATTTTTTTTATTATCACATATAATAAAATTATTATTTATTTTATCATCCAATAAATCACTTATTTGTTTGCTACATTTAACTATATTTTGAGATACATCAATATAATCTTGATTATACATTTATAATTATTAAATTAAAATATTTTTATATTTTTTTAATATTTTTTTAATTAATAAATATTAAAATGTTAAATAAAATTCAACAAACGTCATATAATCAAAATAACAAAATATGGATTGATAACATTGAATCATTATTTTCATCTTTTAATATTTTTCCAAAAAAAGAGAATTCAAAAGAAGAAAATTTCAATAACATTTCAAGATTGTTAATTTTGGTATTTTTAATATTTTATTTTACACAAACTTCAAAAGATGTAAAAAAGAAAAGACATATTGAAATTATGATTTTATTTATAATATCTATATTTATATTAATAGTTTTTTATTTTAGTTCAACAAAAAAAGAATATTTTAAAGAATTAAATTATTTATCTTCTATAAATAATAATAACAATATTTTATATAATACAAGAGAAATGGATACACCCCCTGTTTATAAATATCCTTTATTACAAACATCAAAATCTATGGAAAAATTAAGTCCTACTCCTATTATTTATCCTCGTTCTCATGATGCTGATATTTGGTCATTTCCTTCTTATAAACATTCTGCTACTAATAATAACAGAATGGGTTATGTTCTTACCGATGAATATGAAGATTTGAATTATATTGATGAATTTGATCCTCGTGTTAATACATATCGCAACGATTTTGGTCTTCTTAATTTAAATGAATATTGTAATAAACAAAATGGTAATAAAACTACTACTCCTATTAGCAATATTTCAACAGAAGATAAAACTATGTTAACTGATTTAAATAAAGAAAATCAACAACCTTCACAGTCTTCACAATCTTCACAACCTTCACAGCAATCTCAAATATCTAATAGTTCAAATGAAACATTAAAAGGTGGTTATGGTATTCCATCTCCTCCTGCAGATTGGAGAATCAAAGTAAAAAATCCAGGTGCTACACCAATATCAACTATTCAAGAAAGATACAATTATCAAGATCTTCCAAAAAACCAAAATTTTATTAAATATATACCATTAAGAGGAGATGAAGATATGAGTATGAAAAGACCAGAAGTAACACTTGCTAATAATGAACAAGTTGCTGGTTTTTTACCAAATGAAATGATTGATCAAAGTGTATTTAGAGAACAAAGACAAATAATGGAAAATAATAAATTAAGAAATAGAGCAGCTCATATGTATACTAGTGATCCTAATGCTTTACCTCCTAAAAATTTATTAATAAATAAAACACCAATTTCTATGTATGGTCCTGGTATGGTTAATGTTCCTGAAAGAACTAAATATACACAAAATATACAACCTAATATTTATTCATTTTCAGATACCGCAGAACCTATTAATGCTAACATGGGTATTTCATATAATCCAGATTTACCACCTCGTGTAGTAGATCAAGTAGCTATGTACGATGGTGCATATCCTTTATATCATCGTATTGATCCCCAGCTTGTTAGAGAAGGAGGTATACCTAAAGAAAGATTAGAAGAAATGCCAAGAAGAACTCAGTGGTCTGCTAAATATAATACTTATGAT